TGATGGACTGGCCCTGGGACAGCAGGCTCTTGGCCTGGCCAAGCATCTGCTGGGCCTGCGCCTCGCCCCCCTCGAAACCCATCGAGCGGGCGACGTGGTCACGCAACTCCGGGTTGTTGACCGCCTGGGTGATCCCCTTGTTGACCATGTGGTTGACGCCCATCTGCATGCCGCCGGCGAGGAGAGGCAGCCCGGCAGCGACCTGGGTGCCCAGGCCGATCCTCCCGGGCGTGGTTCCAAGGTTCGCGACGCCCTTCACGATGTCGGCCGCTCCGCCGTAGGCCCTCGAGCCGACTCCTGGCATCAGACCTGCGGCGAGACCACCACGGGCGCCCCAACGCCCCATGGCACCTCCCGTGTCCTGACCGGCCAGGCCGGCCAGGGTATCGCCCGCGCTACCGGCCATGGACCCCGCGGCGCTCAGCATGGCCGGGCGATACAGGCCGCGCATGACGGCGGGGTTCTGCTTCATCATGTAACGGGTCGCCGGGTTGCCCATCAGGCCACCCACGACGCCGCCGCCGAGCGTACCGGCCCAGCTGTCGCCGCCGGCCAGGTCGTTACCAGTCTGGGCGCCGACGAAGGCACCTCCCGCCGTCTGGGCACCGGCGCCGAGGACATTCCTCCACCCAGGGTTAATCTTGGCGGGTACGCCGGCGATACCCCCCGCCGACTCGAGGGCCGCCGGCTCGTGCGACAACCAGTGCCACGCGTTCTGGGCCCGAGGGCCCATGGCAGCGGCCGCGTCGTCAAGGTGCCCGCCGACGCCCCCCATGAAGGCCTTGGCCTTCGAGGCGAGCGGGCGGGCGGCGTTGAAGAGGCCCTTGCCGGCGTTCAGGACTTCACCAAAGCCGGCGGCCGACTTACCCATCCCCGAAACCGGTTTTGGGCTCTGTGCCCCCAGCGAGCCTCGTGCGGACATGCCGCCCAGGGCCCCACCGAGGGCAGCGCCGCCGAGCGAACCCACCGCCTTGTTGAGGGCCCCACGGGGGGCCATCTTGTAGCCGCTCATGCCCCCGCTCATGGCACCGGCGCCGATACCGTAACCCACGGCACCGGAAGCAGGCCCCATGGGAGCGCCGACGGCCGAGCCGAGGGCCCCGGCCACGTGTGACGCGGTGAAGGGGAACGCCCCCTCCTTCTCCTGTTCCTCTTCCCACGGCGGCTTGCCGAGGACGCCGCGGCCGAGGTTGAGGGCACCATAGCCGCCGAGGGCCGCCCCGCCCAGGCCACCAGCCAGACGGGCGTACGGGTTGTCCGAGAGCTCACTCGCGGCCAGGTAGCCGCCCAGACCGCCGAGGCCTGCTCCCGCCATCGTGTGACCGCCCAGGGAAGCGCCACGGGCCATACCCTGCATGGCATAACCACGCGGGGCACGAGCCAGGCCGAGGCCGGCACCACCCACGAGACCGCCACCCACGGCACCGGCCCCGAGGAGACCGAGGGCCGTGTGTACGGCCCCGGGAGGGAGCTCGATGTCGCCGTCGACGTGCACGTCGCGGGCGACGTCGTGCAGGGGGCCGGCGGCCTCGGGGGCAAACTGCGCGGCCTTGAGGGCGGCCGCCTTCGTCTGTGCCCGGCTCAGGCCGGCGGCCCGGCACGAGGCGAGGAAGCCGCGCACGAAGTCGGTGTCCTCGCTCACCTTATCGTGGTCGCGCGGGAGCCCACCGTGCTTGCCAGGCTCGAACGGCGTCACGTCCTTGCGGTAGCCCTTGCGGGCCCAGTGTGAGAGGTCCCAGGCGTCGTTGCCGTAGACCGTCGGGCCGGCGTTGGCGAACGCCAGGCCCTTCGACTCGCCCGAGGCGGAGAGGCGTTCAGCCGAGTTGTCCTGGTAGGCCTGCTTGTGAGCACTCCCGAGCTTGGCCTGACCAGAGAGGATGGTGGGAGGGGTCAGGGTGCGCGCGGCGACCCGGACCTTGGGCTTGGCAGCCGTCAGCGCCGGGGCCGGCGCCTGCGGCAGGGCCGGAGGATTCTCTGTGGCGCCAGCGGCGGCCTTGGCGAGCGCCTGCATGGCCCCCTGGGCGTCGGCCTTCATGGTCGTGGGGGGCTGTACGTTGGCCACGGGGTTGGGGTTTTCGGCCCCATACCGCGCCATCGTGGGCAGACCCGTGGAGAGGGCGAACGTCCCCGAGAAGCCGGGGGCCATGCCGCCCGGGGGCGGCGAGGGGAACGAGGGCTGCGAGGCGTATCGCGACACCGTAGGGTCCTCCGTGACCGTGGGCTTGACGCGAGGATTATACCCCGGCCAGACCCACGGCCCGCAGAGGACGCGTCAGGCGCGCTTTCGCGCGAAGACGTGGTGGGGGCTTGCAGCGCGCGCCTCCCACTCCCGAATGTAGACGGTGTCCGGGGGGACACTGAGGTTGAAGATGCCATCGTTGTCAACGACGTTCTGGGCGATGGCCTCCAACCGCCTGTAGGACGGTAAGCTGATAGGCCCAACGCGCGACAGCCAGACTCGCGCCTTTAACTTCAGGGCCAGGACGACGGGCGTGACCCCCTCTTCCGCGCCCAGACCACAATCCACCCCCTCGAACGCCCACTCGATAAGCAAAGTATCGTCCGTCGTGAACACACCCTGGATGGCGTCGCACAACGCGGAGCGAGGGACGTACGCGGTCCCATCGGTGAGCTTGCGCATGGGTACCTGGTCGTAGAGGGCGGCCTTGGAGACGAGGATCGCCCCAAGCGCGCAGAACTGGCACTCCGACAGCCCTTTCTCCAGGAAGTCTCGAAGGTCCCCGCGACGCGGCAAAGAACAGGTCGTCCGCACGAAATAGGTGTGCATCCTCCGCACGCATTGCGGGTAGTAGTCCACGTTCTCGATGCGCTGGAGCACGTCCTTCATGACGGCGACGGCGCGATCTCGCATCTCTCTCGTAGGGACCTGTCGCCCTGTGGTGGGGTCGATGTCGTATGCACACATAGATTCTACCTCTATGTCGTAGGTCAGGAACGTCTCACGTGTTACGGCTTACAGCCTGGCTTACTCATCGGCCTTCGGGATCAGGTGCTCGTAGCCAATGGCGCCGTTGTTGGCGATGATCTACCGCGCGAGCGCGAGATGGGGCTTCTTAGGGTGGGCCACGAGGAACTCGCGCACCCAGGGAACCGCGAAGTCGAAGCCATCCATCTCTAGAAAGGTCACGCGGCCCTCAAACACGGCCTCGATCACACCTAGATCAGCGGGCGTGAAGACGTCGCGCAGCACCTGGCGGATCTCATCGTAGCCGGTACTCAACTCCCACAGTTCGTACGAATCAAGGTCGTCACCCGTAACCGCTTCAGCTGTGACCTTGTTGTACAGCCGGATGTAGCTCAAGAGGACGGCGCCCATCAGACAGACGTCGCACGCCTTCTCGATGTCGTCGACACACTCTTGGAGTTGGTCCTCGGGCGCAATCTCCCGCTCGGCACGTTTCGAAGTGGCGAACTTGCGGTCGCTGCGAGCCATGTAGCTGCCACGTTTCAGGTGCAACTTACGGGCCGCCAACCGCACGAGAATGTCCTCCATCACGGCCACGCGCTTGGCGCGGACCGCCTTCGTCAGCTTCAGGGCCATGTCTCAGTCTCCCTGCTTGGTCTTGTCGGACTCACAACGACACCGGGTGATCTTGATGAGAGGTGGGCTGCCGTTAGCGGCCCACCAGAACCCGAGGAACGCCAGACACGCGAAGCCCCAGATCACAGCGTCAGGCCACGTCGCGGTAACGAACAGCACGGTCTTTCCTCCACTGGAGAGGGAGCACAGGGCAAGGGCGGGCGCCACACAGAGCCCACCTCTTCACCCGCTCGGCGAGCGGGACGGAGACGGCGACGACCAGGACGACAACGCAGGCCCAGAAGTCGGCGCTGCCGAGGAACTCGGCAGGCGTGACCCCGGGCCTGAGGGACTCGATAAAACACCACACTGGGAGCTCCTCCTTGCTGGTGGCCGTGGAAACGACAACGCCCCGCCGCGGAGGCCCGAGGCGGGGCGTCATCTCACGAAACCGTTTTTGTGGACAAGCCCGCGCGGGCTCAGGATTTCCCCATCCAGGACAGTCCTGTCGCCGGCGGCCCCGTAAACGTCCGGGTCGACACGGTGGGGACGTCGCAGCCGACGTTGGCCCGCTTGACCCTGGCCGCCGCCTCACCCAGCAGCTCCGCGGCGGACTTCTTCCGCTTGCGGACGTGCTTGGGGAGTCTCTTGTAGTTGGTGACGTGGGACCACTCCGAGCAGTCCCACGACCCGTTGGTCCCCTCGGCCCTGCGTGCGTAACACGCCGCCGACTGCGCCTTCGACTTGAACGGCATCCCTGCCTCCTTTCCCGGCCTCCAGTCTATGCCCTGGGGCCTCGACGGCGACACCACACTCGGGTAGGCTAAAGGCGCGGTTTCTCCGGGTATGAAGCCCCCGGGGCGGCATGACGATGATACAAACGCGGTGAAGGTTGGTACCTCACTAGGGCTCATAACCCTGGTCTCGGGGGTTCGATTCCCCCCGCCGCTACTTTCGGGAAACGACGCCGCCCGGCCCCTCAGAAGGCCGGGCGGTTTCGTTTACGGGGCCGATGAGCTCGGCCCCCGCGGGGAGGTCGTGGAGGATCCTGCCGTCCTCTCGTACGTAATACCCCGCCAGCGGGAAGTGGACGACGTACGACACCAGGTCTTCGTCCCCCCAGAACGACGACGTGCCATAAAGAACCGGTCGACGAGCGACGCCGCCGAACGCCGGGGGCGGTCCGGCCGGCGCACCGGAGGGATCCGTGAAACCGGACCGATCGGAGTTCGCTTTCACGAGAGAAAATCGCTCCGAGGATTTTTCTAAGCCTAATAAAACCTGATCAGGTTCGCAGGAGCCGACTGGTGCAGTAACCCGGGAGCCGAGGCACGAGGACCACTTTACCTCCAGCGTCCAGGACGCTGTCACGACCGACCACCTGGTCCATGGTGTAGTCGTCGCCCTTCACCAGGACGTCGGGTCTGAACTCCTGGATCAACGCCAACGGCGTGTCTTCCTTGAAGACGATGACGGCGTCGACGCAGCGCAACCCCGTGAGGGCCTTCACCCTCTCAGCCAGCGGCTGGATGGGCCGTCTCTCCCCCTTGAGTCTCCGCACGCTGTCGTCGGAGTTCACGGCGACGATGAGATATGTATCCTCGTCTTTGGCGTATGTGAGAAGGTGCAGGTGACCGGGGTGCAGACAATCAAAGCACCCGTTGGTCATGACGATCGTCTGGCCAAGAGCGCGGCGATGAGCGACCTCCCCCACGAGAGACGAGAGGCTGAACAACTTCGGGTCCTGGGAAGGGCTCGCGGCACGGATGTCGTCGACGAGCTCCTGCCTGGTGAGCAGGGCCGCGCCGAACCGTTCGACGGAGAGGCCGCCCGCCACGTTGGCGAGGGCCGCGGCCTCCTCGTAGCTCGCGCCCGACGCGAGACAGAGGCCGATGACAGCGAGGACCATGTCGCCCGCCCCCGTGACATCGTAGACCTCCCGGGGTCGAGCAGGCAGGACCGAGTAGCCCCCTTTGTGGCTAACGGAGATCCCGTCCTTGTCGAGCGTGGTGAAGACACACCCCACGGACGAGTATTGCCATAGCCGCTCGACAGGGATGCCATCACAACAGAGCTGCGCGGCCTCACGACGGTTAGGCGTGAGGGCCGTCGCCCCGTAGTAGGCACCTACCGCCTTGCTAGCCGAAGGGTCCACGACTACAGGGATGGCACGCTCACGTCCGTACTCGACGGCCGCGCGCACAGTGTCTTGGGTACAGACGCCCTTGCCGTAGTCGGAGACCAGGATGGCGTCCCACTTATGCGAACAAGCGGACGTGAGGGTCTCTTTGAGAAACCTTTGAGTGAATGCTTCGGGCCCCTTGCATGACTCGCGATCGACACGCAAGAGCTGCTGCACGTGCTTCCCATGAGAGCGCCCCACGTAGCGCTCCTTGACCGTGGTCGGACGACCCTCTTCGCGGTACACGCGACGACTGATTCCAAGGTCTTTGGCAAGGGTCCCAACGACGAAAGCGGTCTCATCGATACCGGCGAGGCCCTGGAGAGTCACTTCGGCGCCGAGCGTCGCGAGCATGGCGGCAACGGCCCCCGCCCCGCCGAGACGGTCCTCCGTCTTGTAGGGGACGAACACGGGCACGGGGGCCTCGGGGCTGACGCGCTCGACGTCGCCCCAGATGTACCGATCGAGGATGATGTCCCCGATCACGAGAACCTTGGGCGTGCCGAGCGACTCGACACGACCCACCAGGTCGTAAGCCATTTGAGACTCCTTCGGCATCATGACCGATCAACGAGGTGGAATGCACCACCCGCAAAATGATAGGGGCGATCAGGCTCGATCCCATCCTCCCCCACGTAGGCCGTAACGAGCCGTAACCGTGAATCGTCGAGCCATCGACAGGAGAACACGGACCCCTCGCCACCTGCGAAAGTTGACTGGCGATCGCCTATGAGCACGGAATCCCTACCGGCGGTGAGCTTGGAGCTATGACCGCCGACGAGTTTGGAGTCACGACCCGCCGTGAGCACAGAGCACACCCCACCGGTGAGCACGGAATAGTTGCCGGCGGTGAGCACGGAGACATCGCCGCCGAGGAGGCGGGCGTTGCTGCCGGCGCTGAGCTCGGCGCCGTAGCCACCGGTGAGCTGGCAAAACTCTCCGCCGGTGAGTCTGGAGGCTTCGCCGCCGCTGAGCACGGAATCACTACCGGCGGTGAGCACGGATCTATGACCGCCGACGAGCAGGGACCCGAAACCACCGGTGAGCACGACGTCGTGACCTCCGGTGAGCACGGATTGAGCGCCTCCCACGACCCTGACGCCGTGACCCACGGTTAACGAGAGGCCCACGATCGAAGAGCAGTGGCCGTCGTTGTTGTAGAGGTACTGGGTAGCCGACACCTGGTCGCCAACATGGACGACGCGGCCCCTGGGCACCTTGACCTTGCCGTCAAGATCTACGAGCTCACGGGCGTCCGCTTCCACGACGAGCCACTTGGCGGTCTTGTCCCAGTCCAGAAGCACAGAATTCCCTGCGCCCCAGAGGAGGCCGTGGAGGCCGTGGCCGCACTTAGGCTTGGGCTCCCAATCCGGCGCCACACACCAGCCAGACTCAGGCCAGGTGAAACCGCCGAAGCTCCTCATGTTGGCGTCGTTCGTCCTCAAAAGGAGGACGCGGTGCTCCGGGTCAATGGAGCATAAGGTCTCAGGCGTAGCGTCCACGGTGAGGTTTCCTCAAGGTGAAGGACAAACTCGAAGCAGGAAACGAACGACGCGCCGCCCGAGCAACAAGTCGCTCGCACGACGCGATCGTCTAGAAACTCGTCTCGTCTATCTGCCGTCGATCTAGCGCCGTAACTGATTCAAACCGATCCGCTCATCGGGCCGGTCGTCACGGTAGACCTGCAAGGCCTCGATCAGCGCGTCGACACACGACACCTCGTCAAGCCGGTTCTCGTCGTGGTTGTCGTGAGTCCACTGCGCGACGAGGGCGCGGAGGCGGCTGCGCGTCAGGTAGTCCTGCTTGTAGGGGGCGCCTGTTACACGTTCCCGCTCGCGGTGAGGACCGGCGGAGAGCTCAGGATCGACGCGCGTCTTCCCGATGCCCTCGAGCGAAATGCCGTCAGCGAAGGGACGCGTGCCCCCGGGGCCGCTTAACAGCATCCTGTGAATCTTCAAGACGGACTCACGGTACAACGCCACCAGCTCGTCCGGGTTGCCGACGTGGACCTCGTGATACACGCACACGTCGCTCTCGTTAAGAGACCGAAAGAGGCACGCGTCTTCACCGGCGCCGGGCGGGTAGTACGGGGCGAGGGGAACCACGCAGCAGGTCCCTTCCACCGGTGCCATGGAATAGTGAGACCGGGGGTCGAACATAGTCGTCCCCGTGACAACGGCGACCCGATAGTTGGGGTCGTACTCTTTCATAACTGACAACTCCGCACTGAGGTCAGGAACGGCGTGTTTTCGCCTCACGCAAATGCCTAGCGGAACGGGCGAGCTCCGCCTCGGCAAGCTCCTTGAGCATTTCGGGCGGGAGGCTCGGGTCCGGGTCCAGAATCAAGCTCGCGAGAGCGAGATAGGATGCGAACGCGTCACGAGCCTCCACCGGCAGGAGCGGCGACTGGATCAGGCGGGCTATCGCCTGCTCGAACGCCTCCCACAAGCGCATGTCGATAGTCGCGCCGGCGCCAAAGTCGTAGAGGCCGTCCACGCCGTGGTCGAAAAGACCCTTGGTGATAGTCTCAGCCGCCTTCAAGGTAACGTCCACGAGCGACGCGTCGGACCAGTCGTCCTCAGGGTCGCCCAGCCCCGGCACCCGCGCCAGGAGGGGGACCAAGGTACCGTCCTCGTAGTTCACGAGAACGACGGCCAGCACGGATTTGACCACGTGCCGCGGGGGCTTGCGCCCCGAGAGCACGACGCGCGTCCAGACGCCGATGAAGCGCGGCACGGCGTTAGGGCCGAGTAGCGTGCCCTTGATGCGACCGACGAGCTCGGGGGAGGACCTGGCCCTGTCAGCGATCTCGTCGTCGTCAAAGAGGAACTCGTTGCAGACGAACCACTCAACGAAAGCAGGCAGGCTGTTGAGTTGCGATTCGTCCGGCTCTTCCTGCGTCGCCTCCTTGAAGTCGGAGAAGAGCACGCTCAGGACGCGCGCGATCTCGACCTGGGAGACGACGATAAGGTCTTCGGGCTGCTCCGGGTTTTCGAATTCCATGGTGCGTACTCGGAAACGGTTAGTCGGTGCCGGCGAAGAACTGCTTGATGCGGATCATGAGTTTGTAGGTCTCGAAGACGACGAAGATAAAAGTGTCGTAGAGCCACTTCAGGATCGTGTCCACAGGTCACCTCACGTCACGGGAATCGCGTTCGGGTCCCGGTAGTTGTGGTCGTACACGGGACCTCCACCCGAGGTAACGGCGACGGAGCCGCCGGTGTTGACGTCGCCGGCGTGCGTGTCCGCCTGCGGGCAGAGGAGGACTCGGAAGTTGTTGTTGAGGACGGCGCCGAAGTTGGCGTCGGCGGCGAACATCTCGACGGGGCGGTGGCGGTCGAGATACGCGTGGGCGAACTTGAGGAGGCCGGCACGGTTGGGTGTGACCCCGCACTTGCGGCACTCCTCGGTGTAGACGTTGTCGACGTGGGTGAAGATATCGGGAATGTGAGACTGTTGGCGAGGAATCACGCGCTAGCCCTCAAAAACGGTTTTGTAAGCGCCCCACTTGTGCAGTCTCCGGGTACGAAGCCCCCGGGACGGCGTGGTCTTCAAGCTCGAAGGTAGTCACCGCCTCCGATGGGCCACAAGTTCAGAGGATGTCCCACTGCTGTGACCAGAACCTGCGGAACGCCGACCGTCGCGCCTCCAGCCTGTCGACGGCCCAGTTGGCCGGTAACCGCGGCGGCGACATGATCCGCTGTGCCAGGGCGGGCACCGCGGCACAGGCGAACGGCACGGCGACAGGGGCGCCGAACCAGTTCTCGACGAGCTCACAGGACAACGACAGGCCCGAGTGGCACAGCACCTCACTGGCCGGCGGCACGTCGTAGGTCACGGTCGGCACCCCACAGGCCTCGGCCCGCAGGATCGCCGTACCGAAGTCGACACGTGTCGAAGGCACGAAAGCCCAGTCGTGGCGCGGGAGACAGTCGAGGAGCTCGAGCCTGTCGCCACTGGTCAGGGTCAAGCGGCCCCCGGTGTCGTGCGCCAGGTTGGCGGCCTGACGGTAGACCCCGATCGGCCAGGTCTTCTCCCGGTAAAGCGTGACCTGCAGGTCTGGGACCCTGTCGAAGAGGCCCTCGATGCAAGCGATGAGGCCGGCCCCGAGGTCGTCCACGGCCGAGGCATCGGCATGGACGAGGAGGCGCGGCGGCGCGTTCTGATCGGCGGTCGCGCGCGGGACGGCGATCACTCCCGAGTCCCAGTGACAGAGCTTGATGGTCCTGCGCCCCGCGAGTTTGCGGATCTCGGTCCACTTCTGAAAGTGGGTCTGGGCGGCGCGAGACGGGACGACGACGTCCCGGTACGCCTCGTAATCGTTCAGTTTCCCCTCGTCGAGCCGGTGCCACGACGGGACGAGGATGTGCTGGGCGTCAGGGCACACGCCCTTTACGCGCGACAGGTCGGAGCGCGAGGGGACGAACCACACGAAGCGGTCGCAGCCACGCGCCCACTGGACCACGTCGTCCATGGAACGCAGCCGCCGGACCTTTGTGTCCCAAGGCGGGTTCACCCCCCGCACGACGGGCTCGTCGGACGCCAGCCGGGGCTCGAGCCCAAAGGACAGCGCCGTCTCCGCCAGCGTGAGCGCGGCGTCGGTCTGCTCACACAGGCGGTAGGGGGCGTAAATGCCGACGGCCGTCATAGTTCGCGGTGGGGGTAGAAACGGAAGTACGGGTTCTGTCCGCGACAGCCCCCGACCTTCGAGTACCGCATCCCGAGCTTCCAGCAACAGTAATCGAAACTGAGCTGGTCACGCAGGCTGCCGCGGTCCATCTCGGACCACCAGAGTGTATTGAGCTCAGCCACTTGCGGGGTGTGGCGGCGGAGTACACAGGTCGTCTCCGCCAGGCCGTTGTGAGGCGGGTAGTTCTCCGCCCGGTAGCGGGCCGTCTGGGCGGCCATGACTTCCGGGAAGTCCTTTTTCAGACGCCGGCAAGCGACCTCCTCGTCGTAGATGCAATCACGATCGGGGTGATAGAAGGTGGCGACGTCCGTGTCCTTGAGGTACGCAACGAGATCGAGAGGGTAGACGTGAAGCTGGAAGCAACCGTCACACCAGAGCGAGACGTCGGCGTCGGGGAACAGGGTGTGGGCGCTGGCCTTGTGCCACCGTGCCGTGCGGCGCGGCACGCTGGGGTGCGTCCACACTGGCTTGTGGACCACCCAGGGCCCGTACCGCGTCCCGTACTTCTCACGGTCGGTGAAGCAGACCCACCGCACACCGGGCGCCGGCCTGGTCCCGTCACCCGTGGGGACACGGAGTTCGTCGGAGATACGGCCCGTGATCGCCGTGTAGATCACGATGTTCGTCACGGCTTGCTCCCGGGCGCCGGCCTAAACCAGCGACCCCTGAGGTACTTCGGGCCCCTGGTCACCGCCCGGTAGTGGAAGATGAAACTCGACGGCACGACAGCGGTCTTGCGGCCGAGCTTGGCCCACCGGCCCTGGAGCTCGTCCTCGTTGAGCGTCATGAGCGGGGTCGGGTTCCTGCGCCCCTCGGACGTGAACTCGTTGCTCGGCTTGTAGACCTGGCCCGCCTTGGCGTCGTAAGCCCCCGACCACCAGTCGGCGACGCGGGCCATCTGGAAGAAGCCGTTGACCGGCGCCTCGACGATCGAGGTCGGGTAGCGCTCCCGAAGAGAGCACGAGAGGTTGTCGATGTACTCCTGGTCGTCCGTCGTCGCATAGGTGCTGTCGTACCGCCAGACCTCGGCGTAACCCTTGGCCGTGATCCCCGGGGCGTTCGAGACCGGCCCCACGAGGTGGTAACCGGCATTCAGAGCATCGAGCAAACCCTCGTACCAACGCGCCCCGAAGATGACGTCGGAGTTGCCGGCGATCGCGTACTCACAATCGTAGACGCGGGCAATGCTCAGGCCGGCGTTCCAGGAGCGCGTGAGGCCACCGTTCTGCTCGAAGCGATTGACCACGGCACGGAGGACGCCCACCGGCTCAATATAGAGGAATGACTGCCAGTCCTTGTCGTCCCAGTCCGGGCTGGCGTCGTCGACGACGATGGCGAGCCCGCCGGGCGTGTACTCGAGGAAGGTCGAGATCGCCCGTTCCGCGTAGGGGAACTGGGAATAGGTGGGGCACACGAACCCGATCTTGTACTTGTGTGACATTGCGGCCCTCTAGGTGCGAGCAGTTGACCGTTTCGCGGCTGTCCGCGCAAGCCGGCCGCGGGGGCCAAAAACGGTTTTGTCACTGCCCCATCATCTGGGCGCCGCCCTGGCTACGGGCGCCCTGACGGATCTTGTCCATGCGGGCCCGTACCAGGGCGTGGAGGGCCTCGTTGTACTGCGAGAGCTGGCGGAGCTGGCTGTCCTTGAGCGACTCGGGGAGCCCGAGCAGGCCCTGGGCCAGTGTGTCGGCGTCCTGCATCATGGACGTGGGCGTGAGTTGGGGGTTGGGGCCGTGTGACTGAACGTACTGGTCGACGGGGCCTCCCCCCATCCCGGTGGGGTCCATCGGCATGCCGGGCTGGGCCCCTTGCGGCGGCTGCTGGGCCTGGCCCGGGTCGCCCGTCTGGCCCTGGGCCTGGCCCTTCGCCAGTTGCTGGGCGAAGCCGGCCTGGCCCATCTCCTCCTGGGTGCGGGCCTGGAGCTCGGCGTTCATCCGGGTCTCCTCGGCCTTGAGCTTCTGCTCTTCCTTGTAGTCGAAGCCGAGCATGGCCATGCCGGTCGTGCCGGAGAGCTGCTGGCCGATCATGAGCTGCAGCGCGGCCATGATCTTCTGGACGTCGTCGGTGATCGTGACCCGCTTCATCTTCGCGGTCACGGCTTCCCAGCCCAGGATCTGGCTCGTCGTGCGCGTCGTCCAGCGTAGGAAGGCGTTGGTGTCGTGGACGAGGTGGTGCCACGTGCTCTCGAACAGGCGCAGGGCCACGGGGGCCGTCTGGAGCTGGAGCGACCCCTTGTAGAGCTCGACGGGCGTGCCGGCGTCGTTGAGCAGGGTCTCGTAGCCCTGGTCGAGGAGGTCACGCGGGGCGAGCTGGTTGGCGTCCCCGCCCGCGATCGTGTACCGCACCGGGAACGGCAGGACCTGCCAGCTCGCGGGGTCACGGCGACGGCGTCGGAGCATGGAGTAGATCTGGCCGCGGGTGTCCTGGCCGTTGAACAACGCCAACGGCCCGCCGGTCGCGGCCGTGGAGCCGTTGGGCTCGGGGGTGATGATCCGCAGGGGGATCACGTAGTCGAGGGCGATGGCCTCGTTCATGCGCCGCAGGACCTGGACGTACCAGATCTGCCGGAAGTTGGTCAGGATGCGCGGAAAGCCCCAGCCCCTGTTGCGCAGGCCGGCCAGGGTGGGCTCCTTCATGTGGAAGATCGCGTCCTGCTTGAACCGAAAGTAGTAGTTCTTCCGGATCGCCTCGAGCACCGGCTTGCTGACGCGCTCGAGGTGGAACAGGTGGCCCTGCCGCACGAGGTTCTTGTAGTCCTCGGGGATGCGCCAGAGGTACGCGACGTCGTCGGAGTACGGGTCGTGCAGGAGCTCGATCTCGTGCGGGCTCCAGTGCTTGATCTTGAGGTGGCGCTCGGTGTCGCCGTCGCGATCGTCGACCACCATGGGTCCGCGGTAGCCGCCGCCCGTGTTACACGAGGGACAGCTCGCAACGAAGTCGAGGTTGGCGCTCCACTCGAACTTGAACGGGTTCTCGTTCTCCTTCACGACCCGCAGGGGCCACGACGAGCCGCACTTGGGGCACACGAGCCAGCGGTGGAACGGGACGATGAAGCTCGCGAACCCGTTGCCGTAGCACATCCTGTCACGGAGGAGGTTCTGGGCCACCGTGAAGAAGTCCAGGGTCTCGTCGTAGAACTCGCCGTACTTGTCCTTCTCCTCGTCGCTCGCCTTCCCGAACTCCACGTCCGTGAGGAAGTAGGAAATGATCCGCTCCATCGCGGTCCGGTACGTACCCATGTACGAGTAGATGTACTCGGCCCAGTAGAGCGCGTTCCGCAGCGAGTGCGGGATCGCCGTGGAGGCGATGTCCAGGAAGGGGTTCGGGAAGGCCTCGGCGCCTGGGCCGCCGGCGGCCTGGAAGAATTGTGAGCGCAGCCCGATCGACATGAAGGTCGTCCTTGACCTAGGGGGTCACGCCCGGTCGGGCTTCTTCGACCCGGTGACGGCCGACTCGGCCGCATCAATAAGGCGGGAAGCCACACAATCGTCCGTGCGGTCCGAGGTCGACTTCGCACCTGGTCGCGGCGTCTTGAGGCGGTCGGGGGGCGGGGTGTTTTCGTCCAGGACTCCGCGCTTTTCCACGGCTCACTCCTGCGGCTCGGCCTTCACGAACATCAGAATGTCGAGACAGCCGATGCTCGTCCTGAGGTACGAAGAGAGGCACCGGAAGGTCGCGTTGAGGTGCGGCACGCCGAGCTCGAAGTATTCCGAGGCCGGCTTCTCCGGGGGAGCCCACTTGTTCCCCTCCGCGTAACGGTCGTCGTAGTACAACGTGATCGTGTCGGGCTTCACCACCACGTCGTGATAGCGCGTGGTCATGGCGCCGAGAGCCCCGAGGTTGAAGACCACGGAACGACCCGGCCGGACCGCCTCCGGGCCCTCGAGGAAATCGATCCCCAGCTTCGACGGGGTCGCCTGGGCGCGCTTCTCCGTCTCCTCCCAGGGCCGGCCCACCGCGGGCGGCGCGGCGGCGACCGGGGCCTGTTGTCTCTCAGCGAGCAAGGGACGCAGCAGCGCGACCAGTTCCCCCAAGCCCGCCGCCGGGGGCGGCGGAGGGGCAGGCTGGTACGTGATGGGGGCAGGCTGGTACGTGATGGGGGCGGCCGCGATCGGCGCCCCGGGCACCAGGGCAGGCACCGGCTGAGCATAAGCCGCCGGCGCCATCTCGACAGTCTCGGGCCTGCTCACGACAGGCCCTTCGACCTGAGACACCGGGAAGCTCGCCGTCGGCATGAGCGGGGCGGCCTGGAGGGCGCCGGCGCGCACCGGGTTGAACTGTGGCACGGGCACCGACTCGGGCTGACGGATCACAGGGTTGGCGTCGGTATTCATCTGGGCGAGGTTCCGGTACACGTCGGAGATGGTCTCGGCCGTGCTCATGGCGCGTTGTACGTTGGCGCTACTCAACAAGGAGAGCGGTACGACGGTGCCCTGGCCCGACGTGGCGTCGATCGGATCGACGACGACCACGGGGCCGGCCACGGTCGGGTTGAAGGCACGGCTCTGGCCGTTGTCCTTCGCCCGCGGGATCATCGTCCCACCAGGCACCTTGTGTAGGTGAGAGTTACGTGGGTCGCGCAGGTCGAAGTATGCGCTGCCATCAGGAGTATGGGCGACCACAGGCTTGTCGAGCATCCTGCCCTCCAGGTCTGTACACTCTAGAGCGAGTGGACGGTTAAGAAAAAGGCCGGTGACGCCCCCGGGGTGGTGGCCTGGGGGCGTCGACTGGCCCTTACCGACAGAGGCTCACGTCGCCGGCACAGAGGGCGACGACGCGCGCTCCCGCAGAGGCTTGTTGCGCGTCACCCTCCCGTGCAGGCAGAAGCGATGGTCCTGAGGCCAGGGATCGACGCGGACCTCGCCAGGCAACGACTGCAGCTCACGCAGCTGCCCCACCATCATGAGGGGCGGGAACCGGTACGCCATGACGGCGTCGTCGAACAGCGAGGACGCAGGGTCGAGGTCCCAGACGATCTCGCCGCGTCGGGCGGCACTGGCGGCGGCCGCGACGAGATCGGCCCGCGCGTAGACGCGGCCCGGATACCTGGTGAACCTCACGAGCAGCCCCTCGGCCCAGGCCTCGAACGTGGGGCGGAAGGTCGAACCGAGCTCGTCCATCACCTCGTCGAATGAGGGGCCCTCGTCGGGCTCCGTGGTGCGAGCGGCGTACGTGACGATGTGCCCCGCCTTGACCTCCTGGTCGGGGATGACGGTCGGGGCCGCGGTGGACGGCACATGGACCCGGAAGTGGCTCTCACCTTCCCGGAAGATGAGGGCCGTGATGGAGCCGTCGCCGACAGCCTCCTGGCGCACGAAGACGCCGTCACGGGGGGTCGTGATCGGCAGCCCCGCCGCGTAAGAGCGCAGGAACTCCCACTTCAGGGCCGAGGGGAAGTCCGCGGCGTGGACCCGAGGCTTCGAGGTGACGCCGAAGCACCGTCGTGAAGACAGGTGCCTCTCTTCCCTCTTCTCCTCGAAGGAGAGATAGGGCACCGGGAAGACGTCCGCGACGGCGGGCGCCGTCTCGGACGGGAACGACTCGCGCGGGCCGTGGAAGTGGAACTTGTCGGCCTTCGGAGGCAGCTGCCTGGCCGCGAGGTAATTGCGCCGGAGGCTGCGGTAGAAGTGGTTGTGAGTGAAGGCCGCGCCGATCAGGCCCTCCCATAACCCGTTCATGACGTAGCACAGGTTCGGCTCCGCCACGTGATCGAGGGGACCGAACGGGACGGCGGCACCCCGCGACGGGGCGGGACGGGCTCGGAAGTCGCAGTTCAACAGGGGCCGCCTGCCGCTGATCAGTGGCAGGCCGCACTGGTCGACGGTCCGGGTCACGTAGGTGGCCAACACGTCCTGCTCCGACCCGAACCAGTGCCTGGCCCAGACCGGCAGCATGACGACCCACCGCACCGCGGAGTCGGGGATGAAGTTCTTGTCGTCGTGGTCGAACACGCGCGGGACGTCGATCATCATCGAGATCCCGTACACGCCCTCAGGGGCGGAGCCCCCACGGACGTGCGCGACGCTATTGAGGTTGGCTTCCCAGTCCGACAGGTTGGCGTCGATTTCCGGCGCGGCAACAAGCATCGGTGCGTCTCCTCGAAACCGGTTTTGAAGGAAAACTGCGCTAGGTACCCGAGTTTTATGACGCGGGCAGCGCGTCGATTCAGGTGTCGTCCTCGTCCTCGTCTTCCTCGTCGTCGTCGAACTTGCGACGGGGAGGAGGGGTACGGGACTTCTTCGTAGGGGCGGGCGGGTCCATCACACCCATCTCAACAGGGCCGAGATAACCGTCCTCCTGAACATCGAGTTCCGCGGTCTCGTCGGCGTCGAGCTCGAACACCCCAAGGGCCGTCGACGACACGGCCCCCTCACGAGTGATCAGGTATCGCCGCCGCGGGCCTTGAGAGACCTTGAGGAGCTCGCCCAGGACGGGAATGACGAAGACGTCCTCGCCGTCGAGCTCCACGAGTCGCGCCGCCAACTCGACCCGGGTGGGGAACGAACGCAGGCGCGGCGGCTCACCGTCGTGACACTCGATCAGGAGCCAGAGCTCCAGACGATCGGCCGGCGGTGGCGGAGGGGGAGGAGGCTCCGGGTCACACGCGGCTACGTCTTCACCCAGACTCGACGGCAGGCTCCCGGCCCAGGCCTCGAACGCCGACTGCTCCTCGGAGATCGAGGGTTGGAGATCACTCGCGCCGCACAGACGTGAGGGCAGAGTCTTCTCCCAGGCCGCGTAGCTCTCTTCACTCTTGCCCATCGACCGGCTCCCCCTCACGGTCGACCAGCGGCACCACGCCCGCCTCCCCGACCGAGCGGCGGGAGACATTACCCGTGCTCGCCGAGGCGACCAAGACCGCGCGGTCAAGTTCGCGTCCAGAATTGCTCTTGGAGATGAAAGAGGCGACCTCCGACGAGCCACGGGCGTCCAGGAAGCGGGGGTCGACCCGGACCTTCGTCAGGCGGTTGCCGTCGGGGTCGACGCTGTTCACGACCGTGGCGTTGAGTGGGAATACGAACTCGACGTACACAGGCTCAATCCTCCTCGTAGGGGTTGGCGTCCACGGCCTTCTTGACCTCCCCGCGGAAGAGGCGGTCCGCGAACTTAACGATCGACGCGTCCGGCGGGAAACGCACGAGCTCGGGGGGGAGCCAGGGCGCCGAGGGGTCGGTACGAAAGGCCCAGGCCGAGCGGCTACCGTTGACTCCGAACGAGCGCACACAGGCGTATCTCGGGGGGTACACCGCGAGACCGGCGCGGTCCACGGACAGGGGGTCCACGACCATCAGGTCCTGGACCCCCACACCGTAGAGCCTACGCTGGGGGGTGTCCGTGAGCCGGAGTGCCAGCAAGTGGGTTTCGAACGCCGGCCAGTGCTCCTTGCGAAGCGCCCACAAGGTGTGACCCCAGTAAGCGGCCGCATCCGGCGGCCCCGGGACTCGAAGTACGGGGTGTCGAAACCGCCTCACGTAGAAGACGACCTCTTCTCCGTACTCCGCGAGAAAGTCGGCGAGCAGCCCGTCCCCAAATCTGCCCTTCAGGTAGAGGGGGGCGAGCGTGAAGAACTCCAACCGGTCGGAGAACCTGGCCAGGGAGTCGGCGACGCCCACGGCCAGAGGCACGACGGGGAAATCCCCAGGGTAGAGTCGTCGTGACTTCTCGAACGGCTGGGGCAACGGCACAGGCTCACCTCGCGGGACGAGTCGACCCAGACTCTAACCCGCGGCCGCCAACTTCAGCGAGTTGACGAACCCCAGTTTGTGCGCCAACCAGAACGCCAGTTCCGCGTCCTTCTCCGCCCCCTTGCCCGGCCCCGGCCAGGACCCGAACTCACGGTCGTACGGCACCTGCTCGAGCGCCTCGGTGGGCCGAAACGCCTTCAGGACGGTCGACCAGTCGAGGAACTTGAAGTCGGAAGGCATGAGCGCGTTCGTCAGGTCGCGGTGGTCGGAGTTGCTGTACCACATCGCGGGAGGCAAAGGCTTGTTCAGCCGGGCGCACTCGAGGCCCAGCATCTTGAGGAAGGTCTTGGGCTCGAAGCCCACGAACGCCGCCGGCGGCACGGAGAGGCGCTGGCCGTGCATCGTGTCCGACCAGGCGTCAGGGTTGTACTTCAGGATCCAGTCGCGTACGGCCACGGCCAGCGGGCGCGAGCCCGTGGGGTTGCCGGGCTCCCGGCCCTCCGAGGTCAAGGTGTTCCTGACCTTGTGGGTCGGGTCGATCAGACAGACGCGGCGGAGCGCGCCGGTGTAGGGCTGGTTGCACGCCAGCCGCTTGAAATCCTCGGTCCTGGAAGCGACGGAGGCCGCCCTGGCCTCCTCGCTCTTGCAGTTGCCGGCGGGCAGGATCGGCGGCATCAGGTCCGCCAGATCCTCCGCCTCGCCGGTCTCGTAGCCAACGAAAATCAGGGTCGTCTTCATTCAGCCCTCAGACGGGGTCGACAAGGTAATACTGGACGCAGATCTCGTCGCCGGAGACGAAGCCTCCGGTAAGGCGTGACACACTCGGAGCCCTAGCCGCGAGGGAACGTCGGGGCGGAGAGAGGGTGGCCTTCACGGCGTGGGCTCCTGGTGTAAAGGTTCAGGTGGTGAGCAGATGAAGCCCCCGGTCCTTGAGATCGGAGGAGGGGACGTCGAAGAACGATATGAACTCCGACCCCACGACGAGCCGGGCGTGGTTCGCGAGTAGCCCTTCCGCGGCAGGGAGGACGCGCACAGGGAGAAGGGTCGTAAACGACTTGAGGTTGTCCCACCCGAGCCCGGAGGGCTCGGGCACGTCGTCGCCCAGTAACGGGACACCGCCCACGACGGCGGCACCGATCTTGTCGGCCCACTTCCTGACACGCTTCTGGGCGTCGGCGGCGCGAGCCTCGCGCGCCCTGCCCAGCAGGCCGGAGGTGTAGGCCTCGGCCAGGTCGTCGACCACGACCAGGTCGGGGACGGTGTGGAGCACAGCCCCGGCCCTAAGGGCAACCATTTCGTGGAAGGCGTCGGTCGTATTGGCCGAGCCTTCCCAGTAGTTCGGCGAGATGCGCACCAGGAAGTCGCCGTCAGGAGGACCGACCGGCCGCCTATCGGCTGACAACCTCAGGACCAGGGAGCCGGCCTCCGAGGCACTGGCCGCGATCTTGTCGAGGGCACACAGGACAGCGGGCCGCCAGCCGTAAAGCACCAACGTCCGCGTGCGTGGCAGCCCCACGACACCCGGTTCGACAGTGAGCCCGACCGGGACCGCTGTCGCCCGCCGCTCCCGCTCGGCCTCGACCCGCTCACCGGCCGCGGTCGCCCGCTCGGCCTCGGTGTGGGCCTTGTAGGTCTCGATCATCCAGGGGAACACGGTCTCCTGGAAGCCGCGGATCAGGACGGCCTCCTCGAACGGCTGTAACGCCGCCTGGTTGACGGCGTGGAGGAAAACCTCCTCCAGGGAGGGGGCGTCATCACCCTCCGCGACGAGCAGCTCCTCGAGACCGGCCCGCGCCATCGAGTAGAGCTGACGGGCGGCGATCAGGGAGCCCACGGCCTGTTTGATGTCCTGACGCTTGATGAGCTCGTCGGCCTTGTTCCCCAGACGCGACGCGGCGTCAGGGGGTGTCGCCGACACGGCGATGTCGGGTTGCTCAGAAACCAACAAGGACCTCCTTCCTGGCAAGGGGCTTGGAGGGCGTGAACTCGGCGATCGGCTCACGGCTCCGCGTCAGGACGCGGGTTTCACGACCGCGCTTGTCGGTGTAGTTCGCGGCGTAGCGCATGGCCTCGCCCTGACTGCTGGTCCCGTAGACCAGGGTCTGGGTCCTCATGATCCCGGTAAGGGCTACAACGTTGTAATCAGCCATCAACAGCAACATCGGGGCGACCTCACGCGGTGACGAGGGGACGGGTGTGACGGTGCACCGTACGGGCGTTAAGGAGTAGCCTGCGACCGTCGGTGGTCAAAAGGTTGAAGTAGGTGTCATCGCTACCGACCACCGTAACGACCGAGCCCGACGGCACCTGCGTGCCGTCGCGGGCGAGGACCTTACGGCGCAACTCGCGTGTCTGTCCGAGGACGATGCGGCTCATAGCCGTAGCCTGTATCTCACAGCGGCCTCCCGGGGGCTGAGTGTGTACGGAGCCTCCACGCGACAGGCGTGAGGCCCCCTCTCAGGCGCGCTCAGGCGCGCTCGTTGTCACGGCGTACGTAGTACGCCAGCAGGAGCGCCTCGGCACGGTCGGCGTGAGCCTTGGCCGTCACCGGGGCGCCGGGGAACAGGCGCATCGCAAGGAGGCGCGACGCGTTCTTGTCCTTCCCGGCCAACTCCATGCGCTTCTTCCACACCGACGGTACGACGAGCTGTACCGGGAGCCGGTGTGACAGGAAGAAGAGGGGCCACATCCCGTTGCCGTAGCCGGCACGGAACGCGGTCGTCGGCGTGTCCGCCGGGCGGGGGCCGCCCCTCTCCAGACCGACCAGGACGCGGTCGCGTACCGACCGCAGGGGTTTGATCAGGTCCCAGATCGCCGCCTCGTCGAACTCGGTCCGGCAGATCCTGGTACCCTTCGACGACTTGCGAGACGTCTGGACCTTGAGCGTGGGGAGATCCAGGACAATGAACTCCCCACCAGCCAGACAGGCAAGGGCGCCGTGCACGCCGGGGTCGATCCCGACGTACAGGCGCCCCGTTGGGGGGAGGGCGGCCACGAAGTCGACGACCTTCTGGGTCGCCGCCTCCCCCGTGAGCCGGGCGGCCATCAGCTCCTCCTCTGACCGCGGTGTCGCTGCGCCGTAGCACTGTGCCAGTCGAGCACGATGACGGCTTCGTGCTTGGCCTCGGCGGCCTCCGCCAGGTCGCCGGGCGTCAGGCTCACGTCCGGGGTGACGCGCGACCGGTACTCCTCCATCAGGAGGTGGACCAGGTAGGCGTCGAACCCCGCAGTGTGGCACTGGGAACGGTCCACGCCCTTCTTCTCGAAGAGGCGGTACTTGTTCATACAGTGGTTGTCGAGGTTCCACCGCACGCCCTTGATCTGGGCGTTGCAGACGCGCCGGAAGTAACTCTCCATGGTGTCCAACGGGCGCGGTAGCATCCGATCGTCGGTCGGAAGTTGGCTCGCCTTCTCGATGGCCCCCGTGTCGAACATCCCGTTCTCGCCGAAGCGAAAGTCGGGGACGCCGAGGAAGCCGTCGAAGTTGGCCGCCAGCATCCTCTCGTCGAACGAGTACCCGTTGTGGGAGGCCAGGAGGATGCCTTCCTCCTGGAAGGCCTCCAGGTACTCGAGCACGAATTCAAGGGCCTCCTGCGGCTTGACGCCCTCGCGTTTGAGAACGTCGTAGGTAAGCCGCCAGGAGCGGCCATCCTCCTCCATGTGGCGGGCGAGGGTGTCGAGCCTGTGTTTGAGCCAGTCGTCGGGGACGACATCGTGGTTCGTCCAGTCGATGACAAGGTTGAGTCGGTTGACGGGCACCCTGTCCTTGACGAGACAGGCCCCGAACTCGATCACGAGGTCCTTCTCGAAGTTGAGACCCGAGGTCTCACAGTCGACACAGGCATAGGACTCAGGGAAGGAGCCCCCGTAGAGGGAGCGGAAGCGCGGGGTCCACGAATTGATGATCATCGCGACGATGTCTTCTGGCGTCGCGGGCCTCCTCTCCAAACGGGCCGGCCCCTACGACCCCGGTGAGCGTATCACCGGGGGCGTCAGGGGCCTATAACAGTTCGAGCCCGAGGACGATGCGCTCATCGAGTGTCAGTTTGCTGAGCCCCGAGGTGCACAGGCTATCGATCACTCCACCGCGTTCGACGTTGGCGCCCACGAGCGAGTAGACCTCTTCCCACTCCTGCGCGCACTTCTCACACGTAATGTGCACCGTCAGGGATCGTAGGTCGAATTGGTCCGTCTTACCGGCCGAGATGTCCTCTGACAGACAGAACGGACAGTTCGCGGGGTTCTCCAGGACGCGCCTTGAGAGCTCGTCCGGAGTCATGAGTCTGCGTTCTTGCGACACGCTTGCCTCCAACGGATCCGCCGCATGTCCGTCGTATTGGGCGGCTTTTCCATGTTGAGAACGGGGCCGTAGGGCTGACTCGTCTCTGCCCCACAGGACTGACAGGTCGGGACCGGCGGGTCGGCCCCCATCCAAGCGTCCGGTACCGTCACTCGGCCGCCACAGTTACCACAGGTACCGACGGTACGCTCACTCACCGCATATCCCCCTTTCAGGTAGAAACCGTTTTCGACCGGGACGCGCGCCGGCTCCATACGGCAAGGTCCAGACGCGCCGGATCCTGGCCCGTGGCGCCGACATGCCCAAGATAAAGACGCTCGAGGCGGTCGTACTCCTTGTGGGACTGAGGAGCCGATTCCGGCACACGCTCTCCCGGAAAGAGCGCACGCAACTCCCGCAGGATGTGACGGTCGAGCACGGCGACCCGGACCCCCGGGCGTGAGTGCAGAACGAAGAAGCTCGCCGTCTTCCTGCCTATGCCCGACAGGGCATCGAGATCCGAGACGGAGCACGTACGCAGGTCGAGACCGGCCCTGGCCAACGAGGCCACGGCCGACGCTTTCATCCGGTAGGCACGGGCGCCACTGAAGCGCAGGAGCTCTATCAGCCCGTTCAGGCCGTACGCCCCACAACGGTTCAGTAGCCGTTGACGGACGAGCTCGAAGGGCGAGTACTTGAGCGACGAGGTGAAAGGCGTCACCTCGTACCGCAACTGACACAGCATCTTTTCGAGCGTCCCAGCCGCGGCCTTTGCGCTGGTCGCAGCCGTCAGCGGGCAGAAGAGGGCGAACTCCTCGAGCTCCGCGTCCGAACGGTCATACCGCGTCAGGTCGAATGGGTCGATCACGAGTCCGAGAAGGCCCTGTCGAGCTTGTCCCATAGGCTGTCCTGCTCGACCCTGACGGGCTCCCCCTTGTAGGCCACGACCAGTTTCCGGAACGCGTCGATGTGGGCCTTGCGTTCGTCGTCCTCGGCGGCCCAGTCGTCCGCGTCGCAGGCGTCGAGGACCATTTTCCTTACCTCGTCGGGGAGGCCGGCCCCGCACGACATGACGAGCAGGCCGAGGACCTCCAGGGCGACGCACTGCCCGTCCAGATCGCCGTCGTAAGCCGCGAGCAGCTCCTCGGCCACCTCCCCCACGCCGACCTGTCCAAAGGCCTCGCGTACGAGCGTACGATTGTCGTCGTCCCAGTCCTCCGGCATGTGCATCAGACCGAAGTCATCGTCGTCTTCCTTGTCGTAGAGCCCCAGGGCCTCGCTCACGAGACCTGCGACGTCCCAAGGGGTGTCGCCCCCCATGATCCCTGTATCCCACCAACCCATTTGTCACCTCCAGGTGCGCGCGGGTTCTCAAAAACGGTTTTGTGTTACGCCTTCCACCAGAGCCACAGGATCCCGAAGAAATCCTTGACCTTCTGCCAGACCTTCTTCACGTGGTCTCCCCTTGACCCTTGGCCTTGAACATCTCGGCGCACCGCGCGCCCGCCTCCACGAGGCCGGCGACGGACGCCTTGTAGGAATCACCACCGAGGCTCGCGTCACGGGCGCCGGCGAAGAAGATGCCGGCCATCACGGACCCCAGGTACGCCATGAAGACGGCCTGGGCCGCCTGGTGAACGGCCAGGAAACCGCTGGCCTGGAGGGCATCCTCCATCGTGACGGTGTCGCCCCTCTCGTGGGCCGTCGCGATAAAGGCGCAGAAGGTCTCGCACGCCTTCCCCAGTTCCTCCTCAGGAACCCCGTAGGCGTCGAGGAGGCTTTTGAGGAAGGGCCACGCCCCGTTCTCGAGGCGGTTGGCGATGTGCATCATGACCTGAGGGAAGTGGTGGGCGACGTCGCGGTTGACCGAGTAGAGCCGCGTATCGCCTGCCGACATGCGAGCCTGGAACGACATCAGTCTGTCCTCTCGTAGGGCTGGAGTTTCATGCCGTAGACCTCGACGAGGCCGTCCACCTCGCGCTCCTTGGCGCCGTGGAAGGCCAGGGGCATCTTGGCCTTGGCCAGGCGGTAGACCTGTCCAAAGATGTCCCGGATCTCGCGCTCGGCGGCCGCGGCCGTGCGCACCATGACGACGTGGCGCAGGGAGCGGAGGTTGACCGAGAAGCCCATCTCGTTGGGCTGGCCGTTGGGGGCGATTCTCCGAATCGCACTCGTGACCTTCTTCTTGAAGGTGAAGTCGACGTCGGGGTTGGGGACCCAGCGAAGCCTCTCAATAAACACCAGGTCGTCCTCGTCGCGCGCTCTCAGATAATCAAAAGGGGTGACGCCGGACGTATTCGGGGGCGGGACGCGCAGGCCCGTGTGGCACTCCATCAGGTACACGGTGTCCTCGATCTTCTGGAGTGCGTCCTCCAGCAGGTCCTGGCAACCATCGAGAATCGGGTCCCAGACGAGCTGGAGGTCCTCGATCCGGCAGTACCGACCCGAGGTCTGGGAGAAGGCCGTCCCGATCCGGTGGCGTACCCACTCATGGGTCGACACCCTGGAGACGTTGTAGGCCACGAAGTTGAGGTTCACGTGCTCGAAGACCGAGCCGTGGGCGCTGTCGAACGTCGTGACCAGATTGTCGCGGATGTCGCGGACCCGGGAGATGTTGGCGTTGTGGCCCAGGGCCAGAGACCGGTAGCAGAGCTTGGCGTAGAAGCTACAGAGGCACTCCGCGGAGGACAGGCCGCTGGCCCTGGCCTCGCGGTAGGACGCCATGAACTCGGAGTTCCCCGTGGCGTCAAGGTAGCCCTGGAGGCCCTCCTCGTCGACCTCGGTCATGCCGAGAAAGTGGACCTGCGGTGAGACGAAACGCTTCGGCATCAATTACCTCATCTCCGGATACGAAGCCCCCGGGAGGGCGTAAGAAAGAGCAGCCGGAGTCTCCGGATACGAAGCCCCCGGGAGGGCATGACTATCACCACGGGAGTGTGGCCCCGGCGGCTGACTCGCGCCGCCGGGGCCGCAGGTGGCGGGCTCAGACCGCGGTGCTCAGGACGGGCCGGTCGGTAGGGGCCGGCGTCTCAGGATCGGAGTACACGGGCGGGGCCGCGAGCTGGGCCTGGAGCTCGGCGATTTGAGCCCGGAGCTCGGCCTCCGTCGCGTCGCGCTCCTCGATCAGCTCCATGTAAACGCCGTAGTTGTAGTACGCGACCTGCTTCATGTACGACTTGGCGGTACGCACGGCGTTGTTGTGCTTCCGGGCCGAGGCGACGCGCAGGGCGTGCAGGTGTCGGACGTGGCGGCAAAGGTCACGTAAGGTACTGGCCGAGGTCTTCAGGCTCTCCGCGAACGAGTTCACGACCGCGCCGGTGACCTTGTCGAGCTCCCCGTCACCGGTCTCCGGTTTCAGGGGCGCGATCATGGTGACCTGAAGGTCGAGGAGGTCGGCGGCCGTACGGCCCTTGGTTATGAGCTTGTCGTAGAACGCCCCCTGCTCGGGGGGAGGGATCTGCACGGTAACCGTCGCGGGGTTCGGTTTCTCGTCGTTCGACATCTCGGAGGTCTCCTCTCAAAGGGGCGTCACACCGGCCCGTGCAACACACGGGTCCGCTCACAGTTGACGCAGTCGCCCCGGCGCCGTGCCGGGTCGAACAGGGCGTCCTCACGCTTGCAAGCCGCGCACGGCCTCGGGACGTACGTCTCACGGTGCGTACCGGCGCGGCACTCCCGGTAGCCGACGTGGCAGCGGTGGCACGGCCAGTCCCGTTCGTAGCCGAACGGGCAGGCGTGCGCCGCGTCGCGGCGGCCACGGTAGAGGTGCTGTGTACGGTTCCAGGCCTGTATGGCGGACGGAAACTCCACCGTCAGGAAACCGGGACCGTGTTCGCTCAGCTCGGGCTCCAGGAGCGCGAGCAGGCGCAGGGTCACGAACTGGTCGGCGTTCACGAACGGGTGCAGGAGCGACCGTCTCGAGTTCTGGGGCAGCGGCCGCGAGAACCCGAAGTGGCGGGAGAGGGCGCGGCACGTCTTCGGGGACCACCACCGACGCGTCGTCAGGGGGCAGGCCGTACCCGCGAGGACGCGGAACTCGACCTCCCAGCCCAGGGCGTCGCGCCGGCGCGCCGGGGACGCCCCGATCACTGACAGAGGCGCCCACTCCGTGCCACGCTGGGCCGACCACGGCGGGGCGGACAGGCCAGCCTGCAACCTGGAGAGGTTGCCGGCCAGCCGCCACGCCGCCGTCACTAACTTCTTGTGGTCCCCCCGCACACCGAAGAGCTCGGGGACCGAGTCCTCGACCACTTCCGGGAGGATGCCCCCGGGCAGGCCCCGGAGGCACTGTCCGATCAGCCGGTCGAACTCCGAGCGGTCGAGGAACTTGTCATGGAACTCGAAGGACAGGACCGCACCGAGCTGGTCACGGCGGCGGAAGACCTCCTTCAAGTTGTGTCCAACCTTCGGGGGGCCCGCTCCCCTCGTATCCTTCTGCCTCTTCTTCACCCTCGTCATCCAGTTCGAAGTCTAGCTTGGAGAGGTCCACGGGCTCGACGAACTGGTTCTCCACCCAGCGCACGGCGGCACCGGAGCCGTCGCCCTTGGCGAAGAGGTGCTCGAATACCCCCTCGGAGTTGAGCTCGCCGCCCAGGTAGTAGTAACCCCCCAGATGGCGCCCGCCCGGGGCCACGGCCATCATGACCATGAGGACCCGTTTCAGGTCTTCCCAGTCCCCGCCCGTGTTCAGGTACCGACAGACGGCCTCGAGGACGAACTGCAGACGCGACCGCTCGCCGAACTGCGGGGCGTCGGGGTTTGACCAGGAGGTGAGCTCGACGGAGAGCGCGCCCTCCTGAAAACCAGGTACAGTCTCACCCCCCGAGAGCAACTGGATTTCCAGCCACGCCACGGCCGCGCCGAGCTCCTGTGGCACAACCCGGTAACCGTCGGCAGGGTCGCTCGCCAGGAGCGGGTCGTCAGAGCTCATGATGCCTGCTTCGGCTGTTCCTCGGAGACCCCGAGCTGTTGCACCGCCTCCAGGATGGCCGCGGCGTGGGTGTGCAGGGCTTGCGCCTGCTCCAGGAGTTGGGCCTCCAACGAGACGGCGATGGCCCCCGTGACGGTCGGGAGGTACTTGGGGTCGACCTTCGCGAGGTCGATCGACAGGGGCGTCTCGAGCATGTTCACCCCGTCCAGGGAGACCGGACAGGCCAGGAGGGGCAGGCCCTGGCGCCGACCCTCGTACGGCTGGCCGCACGTCTGGGCGTAGAGCCCGTTGAACTTCAGGTAGCCGGCCCCCGCCTTCTCGACCGCGGCGGTACGGATACGCAACTGGTTGATGTGCTCGGGCAGAGCCTTCAAAGCATCGGACATCTGAGTCGTTCACTCCACTTGCAGCGCGAGGCCGACGTAGCAACGTACGCCGTCCTCCAGTTCAGTTACATCGTCACCGAGAACGAGGACCACGCCCGTGACACGCCCAGCGAGCGTCCGGGTCGCGGCCCTCAAACCGAGCTCCAGGCCGAGCCCGAAGACCGCGGCCTGGGAACGGACATGAGTCCTGTAGGCACTGACCGGGATCATGACGAACTGCCCGTCGGCCGTCACCGTCCACTCAGGATCTTGAGAGGTCAAGGGGGCCTTGGGCGTCAGGTACTTGCCGACACGGGCGACCTGGGCGTGCGAGAAGACAGTCCCATCGTCCCTGCCCCGGGCAAGCGGGCGCTCGTAAGCGAACACCGGAGGCTTACCCGCGGCCAGGGACGCGTTCACCCCGAACCAGAAGACCCTAATCTCCATCAAGCGGTCTCCACACGATAGGGGACGGCGGGACCACAGGCTCTGATATCTCCCACAGGGGGCGCGTGTTGAGCCCACGACGCGCGGCCTGGTTGATCGCCACGCCCCACGGGTCGTCCACCAGCCGGCGGTACTGCTGGTGGACGAGCCAGCCAAGGGCCGTGTCCCCGCCGTTGTGGCGCAAGGCGGGGAACGGGTAGTCCCACTGAGCGAGGAAGTCTCTCCGGGCCGCCCACCAGCCCCCCGTGGCAAAGGCGTAGAAGCGCTGGCCGGGCCTCTTGAGTGAGGCGACCTCGCCGTCCAGCGCCCGGCCCGTGTACCACGGCTGCTCCACTATGGCGGCCTTCTGACCACCCACCAGGGGCCGGTACCAGCGCTGGCCCACGACGCCGGCGTCGGCGGTCTCCACCTGGGACAGGCGGCGTTCCCACCAGGAAGATACCGGGGCGTCCAGCAGGTACGAGTCGTCATCGAACCACATGACCCCCTCGGCCGGCGGCGGCAACCGGGGCGAGTACAACAGCTCACGCATGAGCGGGTACTTGCCGGGATTGTCCGCCGTGAGGACGGTGAGGACGGGCACCTGGGACTGCGCCGCGTACTGGCGGACGCAGCCCCGGGTGGCGAGGCTCGGCTGACTGAGGGCGACTCGCAGGTCGGCGACGTGCTCCGGGGTCAACCGCGGCACGAGAGAGCTCAGGCAGCGCCTGGCCAGGTCATCGTGGTCGCCCCAACAGAGCACACAGACCGAGAACTTCACGCCCTGGCGCTCTTGGCCGGCGGCCGCTTCGCGACCGTCGAGGTGCGCGCACGCCGGAACGTGGGCTCGTCCTCCTCGTCGTCCGGCTCGTCAGGAGCCTCTTCTTCCTCTTCGTCCTCGTCGTCCTCGTCCGGCTCTTCCTCCTCGTCCGCGTCAGAGGCGACGACCAGCGGGGCCGTCAGGTCCTCCTCCTCCTCGACGATGGGCGCGGACTCCTCCTCGGCGGCGGGCTCGGCCTTGTGCTTGAGGGTGTCCTCGGCCTGGTGCAGCAGTGTCTCGACCTGGTCGAGGGTCACGCGCCCGGTATCGAGACCGGCCTTCAAAGTCTCCTGGGTCTTCCGTAGCGCCGCCAAGTAGCGCTCGTCGACCCGGTCTTCGGGGAGGTCGGACAGCTTCGGGAACGCCTTGGTGGAGAACTCGCTGACGTAGTTCCCGAACTGGATGCCGAGTGAATGGACCTTCTGGAGCGCGGCCATCGGGCTCTCGGGGACCGTCGTGTGTCGACCCGTCCCGGTCCGCTTGGTCTGGGTGGTCGCCTCGCCCCGGATCAGCTCCAGGAGCTGCTTGACGGACAGGTTCTCGGTCCGCACGCGCTTGAGGAACTTGCGCCGCTCGGCCGGGCTGTTCAGCCGCCCGAGGTAGACGAAGTGGTAGAGCTCGAGGGACTTGCCGTTGTCCATCGGCGAGTCGAGCTCGGCCGAGAGGGTATCGCGATCGAACGCGGTGGCAAGGCTGCGGGACATCTCGACGAAACCCTGGGTCTCGTTGAGGTCCAGGTAACCGACCAGCTGCTCCACGGCCTTGGAGCCGTAGACGGTCTCCTTCACGGCCACCGTGTTGAGCTGGGTCCCCACGTCGTGCGCGTAGAGGACGCCCGCCTTGCGGGTCTGGGTGGCCCTGTTCTTCAGCGCCTTAGCGACCTCCCTGGTCGCCGGCTTCATCGCCTCCAGGAGCGCTTCATGCTTCTTCTTCGCCGCGGTCTCAGGCGCCGAGGCCTTTGCTGGGACTGTCATGAGACAAAACTCTCCTGCGGAATGGGGGTCGATTCCGGGTGTAGGGGGAACGGCCGGGGACACTACACCACCCCGGCCTATCGACGCCACGGTTTAGAAAACGGTTTTGTAGGTCGCTAGTCGGGCGACCACCCGTGGCCGTTGTTATAGATCTCGTCAACGAGCGCCACGAACGGCCTGACGAAGAGGTCGAGCCGCGCGCCCTTGCGACCGCCCCTGAAACAGAAACACGGGCCCTGTTCCCAACCGGAGCCGTTGGCTACGGCGGTATGGACGACGAGGCCTTGCTGGAACCCCTTGCGGGGGAAGACGAGCCCGACCCCACGACCCCCCAGTTTCTCGACGGCCACGATGGAATCGTGGAACGCGACGAAGGGGGGCACGAAGGGGAGGCTCTCGAAGTTCTTGAACCAGACGGGGAGGATCGACTTGGGGTCGGTGTGGAGTCGCAGGCCTTCGAGGCGCGAGCACTGCAACAGCACCGGGTAGGTCGGGTACTCCTCACGGAAGATCCCGAACGACAGCCCCGGGACGCCGTACCGGTCCTCATGGAGCCGGCTGAGACGCCGGACCTCCTGGGGACCCAGGCCCGAACGGGACATGACGAACTTGACCTTGAGAGTCTCGTACCTGAGGTTCGCGGCCTCCTCCATGCGGTCGCGACCACCAGACCCCATCCGCGCGAAGAAATCCATCAGGGGAGGTCTCCCGCCTTGGCCTCCAGTTGGCGCAGGTAGTCCCCTGCCAGCAGAGGCCGTTGCTTGATTGCCAGGGCACGCCGCAACTTGAGCATCAGATCAGGATCCGCATGAATGAGATCACCAGTCTCTGTCCAACTCAAGGGGGATCCTTTCGGGATTCCCAGAGTTTTGCTCCAGCAGTCGGCCTGCACCGGCGAGACGTGCTCCGCTTTGAGATGGAACCCACTGTTGTCGAGCCGCTCCTTGAGCCGGCCCTGTAACGTCGTCAGCATGTGAACGGTCGACCAGCCCCAGTCGAAGAAGGTCCGCTGCATCGGCTCGGCGGTCACCGGGTCGTCTTCCTCCCACCAGAGCATCCGGGTGTGGATCAGCCGGCCGGTATTGCCGTAAGAGCTTTTGATGCACTTGATCGCGATCTCGACGCCGTCCCACTGGGAACTTTGCAGGTCGCGGACCTTACGCGTCTCGTACTCGAAACTCTCCTGGAAGTCGACGGACATGCCGCCAGACTTGCCGCGGACGTCATGCCCCTTTTCGTCCTTGCGTGGCTTGAGATGGTTGACCAGCACAACACCTACAGGCCAGTTGTCGATCATCTGCGGCAAGGACTTCATGTAGTTATTGATCATCAGGGCCTCGACCGGGTGGTTACGCCCGAGGGAACCCGCCTCCTGCACCTTGCCCAGGGTCTCCCTGGTGACCTTGCCCATGATCGAATCGATCCCGATCAGGAACGGTTGGGTGCGCCCGGGGCCCGGTTCCTCCTTGGTCCCCTTCATGTACTTCTTGAGCTGGTCGATCGTCGTGGTCGTCGACTCCTGCCAACCCTCGACCGAGTCGCACCTGGCGACCTGGATTGGGCACTCGGCAAAGGAATCGTGGCCCATGAGCGACGCACACAGGTCGGCGGAAAACTTGGTCTCATTCTCCTTGAGGAAACCGCCACCGCCGGCGAGCTCGAACCAACGAAAGAACTCGTAGAGGAGGGCCGATTTCAGGCTCCCCCACTTCCCCAGGAGCTGGATGATCATGCCCAGCGGGAAGATGTCCTGTCCGCTGAGATACTGGAAAGAGAGCGCCGGACACGGGATACCGCAGACGAGGTTTTTGACGTCGTCCCCGATGAGCACGGCGTTGTGTCCGTACTTCTTCCGTGCCTCCTCGGCGGACTTCTGCATAAAGGTGTCGAGGCGTCGCCTGCCCTGCGCGCCGCCCCAGAGCTCGAGGGCCTTGGCCTTGGACTTCTTGTCGAGCTTGAGGTCAGACGGGAGCGCGAGTCGTGGGCGGTCCTTCGGGGCGCACGGGATCGATGCCCGCAGCGCCGAGGAGGACGACGGTTCGGTCTCCTCGACAGGCTTGATGACCAGAGGAGAGAGCACATCATCATCTTCCCCCGGCTGGGCGGAGTTGTCGCGCTCCTCGGGGGGCCGTCGTGGCTTGATTTGACGTGGCATGTGCGCGCGCAGGACCGCACCCGGCGCCGACAGCGGTCGGCGCCGGGGTGGGCCCTACGTTAGTCCTCCCCGTCCGTCTGGTCCGGCGGCGGGGGCGGCTGCCGGCGGGAATTACGACGGGTAGCGCTGTTGTCGCGGGCGGCCTTCAGGGCCGCGCGCATATTCGCCTCGGAGTCCCCCGTGGAGCCGTCAGGGGCGGTCTCGGTCACGGCGACGACGACGGGCTTGTCGCCCTCAACCTTACGCGCCCCGGTCATCCGGGCCCGCAGGGTGTCGTCGTCCTCCGTCACGTCCTCGTCCCCAGGCTCGTCGTCGACTCCGGCCTCGGCGGAGAGCTCGGACTCGGCGTCCTCCTCACCCTCGGGGGTCTCCTCGGCCTGGTCGGCCGCGGGCGTCACCACGGGCGCGGGAGCCTCTTCCTCCTCTTCGACATTGAACCGGTTCGGCCTCCGGGCCTTGGTGTCCGGCTTCCGCGCCTTCGCGCGGGTGGACCCGAAGGCCGGCTCCTCTTCCTCGGGCTCCACGGCGGCGGGCGTCTGAGCGTTCAGCTTCCTGGCGGCGGCCAGGACTTTCTCCACTCGACCGTCGCCGGCGGGAGACCGGGACGGGGCCTCGTCGGCCTCGTCGTCCTCACCGAAGCGCCGGCGTGCGCCGCTCACGGCCACGTCGGTGCGGCGCGGCTGGCGGCGACCGGCCTCGTAGGCCTCCTCGTTCTGGGCCTCGTCGTCCTCGTCCGCCTCTTCAGGGTCGCCGGGCATCACGACCGCACGCCGTGCCCTGATGACGGAGTTGACCTCGTCGGTGAAGAACTCGGGGTGGTCGGCCCAGGCGAAGTGAAGGAGCTGGGAGACCGGCCGGAAGCCCTTGGCGATCAGGAGGCACTGCTCCTCGATGCAGGGGAAGCGGAGCAAACCCTGCTCCCCGGAGTCGGGGTCGTCCTCCCAGAACTGCCAGTGGTCGAAGACCGTCTGCAGCGCCTGGCCGCTCAGCTCGGGGTTGTAGATATCGTCGTTGGAATCGACGTAGTCGGGCTGGATCGCGACCTCGTAGCCCTGCACGTCCTTGAGCTTGCCGTCAAAGGAGGAGTCCTCGGTGATCCTGGTCTTCTTGGGGTTGAAGACGACGATCACCAGGCCGGGCCCGCAGGTGAACTTCTCGGGGTCGAACCGACCCACAGCGTCACCATAGTAGAAGGCCAGGCTCGGGTTCTCCTCGGCCCCCGCGGGGGTCTTCTTCTTCTCGATGTCCAGCAGGTCCATCAGGGCGCCGCCGGCCGAGGTCGGGAGCTGGAGGACGACCAGGTCGTCCTTGGGCCCGGAGCCGTAAGGCTCGGACCGGCTCTCCAGGTAGTCCTTGTCGCCGTTGGCGTAAACGGCGCCCTGCACGAACCAGAGGGCGGTGGGGCGGCCGAGCTCGGCGCCCTTGCCCTTGGAGCCCTGCAGGAGGCGGTTCCACTCGGAGTTCCAGGCCCGTCCGGAGCCGAACTTGCCGGCGTCGTGGGCGTCCTTGGCGCCGTAGGACAGGATACGGAACGGGTTGTTGTTCTTGGCCTCCTTGTCGCCGGGGCGATAGAGGAGGAAGGTGCTGCGGTCGCACGAGGGGTCGTTGAGGCCGACGTACTTGGCCGCCGGCATCCTCACGATCCAGTGGCTCTGGGCCCGAGGCGCCAGGCCGATCCGTCCCGGGGACAGGGTATTCTGCGGGTCCTCGTACGACAGCGCCGGCCAGGGCCTGAAGTAGAGGGGGCCCTTGTCGAAGTTGGGCCGGATCATGGTCACGGCGCAGAGACGCTCGTTGATCGTCAGGTCGTCTCGGGGGATGCGGCTGTCGCCGCGGCCGTGCACTTCGTTGTCGTAGACAGAACGGCTGCGAGCCTTCAGGCTCCGCTTAGAGCGGCCCCTGAAGCTGGTTTCAGCGGACATTGGTACTGGCGGTCTCTCCGAAATTTGTCAGGGATGAGAAGGGAAAGCGGGGAAGCGGTTTAGTGGCCCGCGTATTCGTCCGGGATGCCGAGTTCTCGGCACCGCGCCAGGGAGATCGGCTCGCCCCAGTGCTCGGACACTTCGAGGCCAAAACCAAGGTAATAAGGCCCCTTGCCTGTGGGAACCCCAGCGAGCGTGGTCGGGTAGATCGGCACCATGTCCCGCATCGCATACGGGATCACCGTGCCGGCCACGAACCCGACGTGCTCGTACGGTACCTCCAGCAGGATCGCATCGTGGATCTGCAGGAGGATGCGATACAGGTCGGGCCGGCCCACGTCGTACCGGTAGTGGTACAGGTGGGCGATGGCCCGTGACACGGCCGAGGCGATCATCCCCTGGATGGGGAAGTTCATCGCCTGGCGCTCATACTCACCGATGTCCTTCGAGTTCTGGCTCTCAGGGAAGCGGCGGTAGCGACCATAACAGTGGCACAGCCAGCCGTCCTCGATCGCCCGTGTGCGACACTCCTCGAAGAACGGCACCAGGCCGGGGTAGGTGGCGAATACGGTGTCGATAACGACCTGCGCCTCGGCGACGCTGACGTCGACACCCTCTTCCTTGGCCAGCATGGCGCTCCCCTTGGCGCCCTGGCCGTACATCATGCCGAAGATCACCCGCTTGGCGAGCGTCCGGAAGTGGACCTTGCCGATCGACTTCAGGCCCGCCTTCGTGGGCGCGCAGTCGAGGCGCATCGCGATGACCGCGATGTTCGAGTGGATGTCGTAGTAGTCAGGGTGCGGGTGCTTGCCCCCCTCGCACACGTTACCGTCAGCGTCGTAGCCAGAATCCGGCAAGAGGGCGCGACGGGCGTGGTCCATCATCGTGGCGTCGCCGGCCATCACCGCGGCGCCCAGGAGCTCGGCCCCCGAGTAGTCGGCCTCCACGAAGACGTGCCCCGGTGAGGCCATGAGGATCGAGCGCAGGGGGTACTCGTAGGACTCCTTCAAGATGCGGTAGTAGTCGGGGTCGCGGCTCTTGCTGATGTTCTGGAGCGGCGGCCTGGCCGAGCTCCAGCGTCCGGTCTCCTTCGTCTGGTAGATATGGGTCCTGACCTTGCCGTCGTCACACAGGACGGCCGCCAGGCCCGCGTCGTAGATGAGGCCGTCCTCGTCGCGCAGTTGCACCCCCTCGGGGTCGGACTTGGGCGGGCGCAGGACGGACTTGAGGACCTGGTCGATGAACCTGTAGTCGCGCAGCCAGTTGATCTGGACGGCCGACTCCGGGTTCTCCTGGGCGAGCACGGAGAGGACCGCCTTGCCGGTCCCGGGCGCGTGCCCGGCCGTCGAGTCGGTGTCCTCCAGATCGGCCCAGAGCTTGGGCGGCTTCGAGGTGTCCACGTACGGCGTGATACCGAGAGACTTGGCCCCCTCCGGGCGCTTGCGTACCGGGTTACCGCCCGCGTCAAGCTTCCCCGAGAAGGCCTCGCCGAAGAGGAGCTCGCGGACGTCGTGCACGGAGCGGATGTTGAAGGCGGGCCAGTCGGCCCAGGAGCAGAGCCTCTTCTCCAGGCCGTCGCGGGCTTCCACGAACGCGACGGAAAGGGCGTCGACGCGCTCCTTGTCGACCAGGATCCCGTTGCGGTGGATCTCGAGGACCGCGGGGGCCGCGAGCATCGACTCCCAGAACGACTCACGACAACAGTTGCCCTCGTAGTCGTAGTCGAGGAGAGGATCGAGCTCATAGAAGAGACGGAGGGTCACGTCCGCGTCGTAGAGGCTGTAGGGCAGGAGGAGCTCGTCAGGGGCCTCCCCGTAACCCTCCAGGACCTTGAACTGCTCCTTCTGCTCGATACACCACTTCTGCATCGGCAGGTCGTACCGCGGCGCGTCGGTGTACCGGGTCGTGAGGACCTCGAGCCCGTACGAGGTCGACTCCTCGATGGCGTGCGCCATCAGGCCAGTGTCGGCGCCTCCCTCATGGCGGGTTCGCTCCCACGCGATGACGCCGTCATCGGTGTCGAAACGCGGGGTCGCGAACTGTCCCCGGAGGTCGAGGCCGGCGTCGACCAGCCACTCGAGGTCGGCGTTGAAGAAGTGGCCGACGACGCGCTTGTCGGCGAACCAGTCCCTGAGCAACTCGATGGCCCGGTCAGGGCACGGGTTGCCGTCACGGTCGAAGAAGCCGTCGACGCCGCCGCGCCCCCGTAGGGTGACGCAGGCGGCATGCTTCGGCTTCCAGGCGAACTGGAAGGTCCGCAGGTACGACCCCTTGTTACACGGGTGCTGGCCGTGCCATTCGGCGTCGCACGCGATGACCTTGTCCGTCTTCTCGGGGTCGTTGTCGATCTCCCACAGGAGCGCCTCGAGGGTGTCGAGGTCGGAGACGACGCGGTGGTCGAGGCCGGTCTCGGCGAGGTCCCAGCGGACCCCCGTGATGAGTTGCCCGAAGCGGGCCACACCGCGCTCCAGGACACGCGCCTGGGACTGCTCGCGGGTGACCTGGACCGGGTGGATCACCGTCATCACGAGCGCCGTCTTCTTCTCGAGACGGGTGCCGTCGAAACCGGTGTCGTAGGTGAGCTCCGCCACGCGGCCGTCCATGTGGCTGACCGTGGCCTTGGGCCCCAGGAGGGCCTTCGAGGCGTCGGCCCCCAGGCAGAGGATGTAGTCCGGCTGGACCAGGCGCAGTTCTTGATGAAGCAGGAACTTACCGTCGGCCACCCAGGCTGGGCGGACGTCCATCCCCTCGGGGGGCTTGAACTTCACGAGGTTCGTGACGTACCACGACCGCGTACCTTTAACCTTCAACTTCTTGAGCACACCAATGAGGACCTCGCCGGTGGGTCCGACGAAGTTGCGGAGCTCGGTGTGCTCCTCCCGGCCCAACATCTTGCCGACCACCATCACGCGCGCCTGACGAGGCCCGGTGACCGGCGGCGAGTCGGCCTTCCCCGCGATGTACTTCTTCCTGTGCTCGCCCCAGATGTGCCCCGGGACGGTCGTCACGACGGCGGTCGCCCCCGGGGCCGTCGTCACCTGGAACTGGTAACCGGGCTGGTACAGGATGCCGCGGACCGCCTCCTCGATAACGGGCCCGCACTCGATCTTGACCGTCTGTTTCTTGGTGACCTTGTCCTTGGTCTTCTTGGCCTTGAAAACCTGGCCGTTTTTCTCGACGTACCGCACCAGGTCCGGCCCCGGTAATGGCATGCCGGGGGAGTCGACAGGGAAGGCCCCTCGGTTGCCCCGCACCCAGGCGGGGTCCGAGGCCTCAAGGGTCATTTCGCAGTCACAGCCTTACTGTAAGAAACGTCGACCCCCTGCGCGGCGGCGAGCTCGGTGACGAGCCGGCGCAGCGTCGGGCGGTCGAAGGAGGCCGGGTCTCTCCCCTCGGGGAGGCGGACCCGACAAAAACGGTTTTGTGGAAATTCCGCGGCGAGATCCTCGGCGGAACGGGCCCCGGCGTCGCCCGCCTTGTCGGGGTCGAGCAGGAGGATGACGGAGCGCTCGCCGAACGCCGTGACGAGCGCCTTCTGCTGGAGGCGCTTGACGCTGTTGCCGAACACGCTCACGGCCATGGGGCCGACCCTCCAGACGTCAGTGACGCCCTCGCAGATGATCACGGTCTCGTACCGTGACGCCTGGTCGAGGTTGTAGAGCAGGTGTGACGGGTTGCCACCTGTGGGCCCGCCGTACTTGAGCGGCAGGGACCTCTTGAGGGCCTTGTCGTGCCAGGGCAGTTCGCCCGGGTAGCGCGCCTGCCAGTGGCGCAGTTTGCCCCACTGGTAGACGGGGATGATGATGCGCTCGCGGGCGTGATAGTTCTTACTCTCCACGCACCAGGAGACGTGGTAGACGCGTGAGAGGATGTCGACGTCGAAGCCGCGGTCCTTCTCCATATAGCGCCGGGCCGGGTGGTCGGGGTCCAGCTCGTTGAGCCGGACCACATCGCCCGGCCAGTCGATGACGTCGGGCCGCTCCGGGGCCGGGTCGGCCTTGCGCACGGGCGCCCGGTCGAGCTGGCCGTCGAGTTCCGTGATGTCCTCAAGGAGGTCGTCGCGGAGGCGGGGATTGTCCAGGCATCGCGTGTCGTTCCAGCAGACGGCCAGGCTCATCCAGCGCCAGCCCGTCTCGGGGTCTTGTCGTCCCCAGCAGTGCCCGATGTTGAGGCGGAACCTCGTGTCGTTGCAGTAGGGACAACAGACGGCGTAGTACTCCCCCTTGCTCGTGACGCGTCGCCTGGTGACCCCGCGGAGCCGGTCGTGCACCTCGGCGACGGCCATCCCCGCTCCCGGGTTGCCGATCTTGACCTCCCCGAAGCGCTTCTTGAGCAGGGCGTACAGGGTCGGGTTCAAGGGGGCGGTCACTGTTACCCGCCTTTCACTCTGGGCTCTACCCAGTTCGGGACCTCGGCCTTGGCCGCCTTCAACACGAGCCCAGGGCGCTCGAGGTGCGTAATCGCCTTCTCGATCGCCAGCGCGGCCGCTCTAACTCCTCTGCGCGTCTCCTTACGAATGACCCCAATACTCACAGCGTGGGTGAGCATAGAGAACCCCGGCAGGTACGTGAAGTCTGCCGTATTATGTACAGAGAACCCGCCACGGTCCCGGTGTTCAAGCCAACCATCGATCCACGCCTTCGCGTCCTCGTCACCGCGGACCACAGGCCGTACACACCGCATCGCGATCTTCAACCGCTGGAGCAACGACAGCCGGGGCAGTTCGAGTTCACGCAGGAGTGTGAGTCGACGACAACCACCCTTGAGGTGATAATCGTTGGCCTTGTAACAGGAGGCCTTGGCCTCGAAGAGCCGAGGGTTCTTCAGGCGGGCGTGGGCCGGGTTCATCAGAGCGGCCAGTATCGGGTGGTAGTAGAAATGCAAGCACCCAGCGCTACATAGCCCCCACCACTCACCCTCCGCGACACGAGGGACTCCCAGCTCCCACTGGAAGCCGCCGTGCGTCCTCATCTTCTGGCTGGTCAGTTTGTAGACGATCACAGGTGCCTCTCCTGGTTGAAGGTCTTCAGTCGATCAACGAGTCGCCCGTCCGCTTGCGACGACGCGTGGCGGCGGGGGCCTCCCCGACCAGGGCCTCGCGGTCGCGGGCCCCGGGCAGGAGGATCTCACGCGCGTCCTCGTCGTACACCGCCCCCTTCACGAGACGGGCCCGACAGAAGGCGCCGTCCACCTTGAGGACCATGGGCGGCAGGTCCTTGTACCGGCGGTGCTTCGTGCAGTTGATGACGACGTGGGAGTCAGTGGTCATGGTCGAGAGGTTGATACAGAAGTCAGCGTTCTCGCCGAACGACTTGGATTCCGCCGCCGCGGTGTGGTGCATGGGGGAGCCGGCCCTGCGAGAATTCGCCTCGCCACTGAGCTGGTGGTTGACGAGGACGGGACAGCCCCACTGGTCGGCGATGTAGTTGTTGAGCTGGAGCGGCATGTCCTGGATCAGGAACCGGAGCTGGTTGTAGTCCCCGTCGCCCGCGGCGATGCTCCGCCGCGCCGCGGCCCCCGCGTAATCGACCCAGACCTGGGCCGGGTAGATCGAGGGGTCGCGGCGACAGACCGCGTCGATCTCGCGGGCGATCTCCGTGACGAAGCCACGGCCGACCCCCCGGCGCGCCGGGTTGTTGCCCGTCATGTCGAGCCAGAGGACGTGGTTGTTGAGCACGGGCAGCTCGGCACGAGCGCGCTCCTGCTCGCCCTCGATCACGAGGCCCTTGCGGGCCTTCCAGGCGAACACCTTCTTCTCGTAGTCGCGGAGGTCGCCCGTCGAGGAGAAGTCTTCGAGCGACTTCATCCTCTCGAACGACTTGCGGTGGATGCGCGCGGCGAACGACAGGGCGCGGAGTCGGAACTCCTCGACGCTCCCCTCGTAGAAGACGAGGAACGCCACCCCACGTCGGCCGTTCCAGCCCGCCTCCCTGGTACGGGCGTAGGCCTTACGTGCGGCCTGCACCGTCCCCATCACAGCAGTCAGGGTCTTGCAACTGCCGTACGGGCCGAGGAGCGTGTAGACCTCGCCAGGGGCGGTGCCGCCGCCCAGGAAGATGTCGAGGAAATCGATCCCCAACGGCGAGATGGCGACCCCCGTACGGGAGTCCCACCCCTCGGGAAATGGCTGCTCGACGGTAGCGTGCGTGAGGCTCGCAACCTTCTCGACCTCGGTGTTGTACGAGGTCAGCAGCCCCGGCAGGTCGGAGGGCACCAGCTCCTTGGTGCCGACTTTGCGCCGCACCTGGTCGGCGATCTTCTCCTTGAGAAAGGCTTTCACACGGTCCACGCCCCACTCGACGTAGTGCGTGGCCGTCTCGATATCGCCCTTGGAGAACCCGGTGGGGTCGAAGGCGTACTCGAGGAACTCTTCGAGGCCCTCGATCTCGCCGTCGGTCAGGATCTGCTCGGCGGCCGAGCCGGCGACGGTCGTCTCGACGTCGGCCCAAAGGATGTCGCGGTCGGGGAGCCTGTGGTGCTTATCGTAGAAGTCGCAGACGAGGCGGTAGACGATGGCGTGACCGATGTCGTCGGCGAGATGGTCCACCGTGAGCTGGGCGCGCACGGCCTCGAAGACGGCCCGGTTCCGGATCACGCAAGCCATCATTGCGTCGCGGGTGGCCTGGCCCATTGCCGGCAGAAAGCCCGCCTTCTTGTCGGTCATCCCTCAGGAAACCCCCTCGGCAAGAACTTGACCCACTCGGCGTCGAACGCCTCCTGGTAAGTGGTGTACTGGGCGACGGCGGCAGGCTTCAACTCGGCGGAGAGCTCCGCGAAGCGCTCATCCTCCGCATCCGCCTTACGACTGATCGAGACGGCCAGGCAGTAGCGGAACAACGGCGAGAGGTCGACGTCGGGGTCGAGGAGGACCTCGTACCACGCGTCCTCGGGGGCGTACCCGCCCGCCACCAGGGCCTCGATCCGCTGCTTGGCGACCTCGACCTGGGAGCCCAACGAGAAGCGCTCCCTGGCGACCACCTCCTCGCCCCGACAACGATGCTCGTACAGCCGCACGGAGCTCGGGCTCGTCAGCTGGTCGGGCCGCGGCGGGCCGTTCTTCGAGTACACGTCGAACTGCGCCCTGACGTAGGCCTCCGGGTCGTAACCCAGACGCCTCAGCGCACGGGCCGCCTTCAGCCAGACCGACTCCCGCGGGCTCTCCTCAAGGGAGCCCGGGTGGCCGTCGAACATCGGGGACGGCTTGTAGAAACTCTTGCGGCCCAGCAGGGCCTCCTGCAGGGCCCGGTACGCGTTCGTGTAGGCGGCCTTGAGACGCTCGGCGTCCTCCAGCTCAGCCGCGGACGTACCTTCCCCGTCGGGGCGGCCGGCGCGACGGGCGCCGGACCCCGGGCGTGGCACTCGACTCATCTAAAACACCTCAGTCGAACAGGTAGGAGTGGAGTGAACCCTTGGGCGGCCGCGGCGGGTGTACGTTGCGGAACCCGCGCGACTCGTAGTTCCTCTCCCGGGCACAGGCCTTGGCGCGGTAACCGGAGTCGAACTGGTCCTCGTACTCGTGGATCACCCCGAAATCCTTACCCTCAAAAGCACGCGACACACGGCCCAGGATCTGGATGTCGTCGGACCCCGCGGCCCCGGCGTCGGCGCGGACGAGGACCCCCAGGCGTCGAAAGTTGACGCCCACGTTCCACACGGTGGTCGCGATGACCTTCTTGAGCGCTCCGGACTCGAAACCGTTTTTGAGGGCGTCGAGACGGCGTCGCGTCATTTCCGGCTCGTCGGGGGAGATGAGCTTGTGTTTGACGTAGTAGCGCCGGTCGCGCTCGGACATCCCCCCCTCGGCGTGTACCAGGGTGAACCCCGGCAGCAACTTTTTCAAGTGCACAGCGTGTTCGATCGTGTCCACGACGACGAGCACCTGTTCGTCAGGCTTGTACGAAGAGGCGTCCTCGGCGACGAGACGGTTGCGGTGGGTGTTGGTCCAGATCCCGGCGCGGTACTTCTCGGTGTCGACGAGCCCGGCGCAGATGTTGGCGTCACCGTGTACGGAGCGCCATTTCACGACGATCGGTACGACCAGGTCGTGGGCCTCGGCCTCCTGGTACGAGAGGGAGTAGATGACGGGGCCGAAGATCCCCTCGAGACGAGCGTCCTTACCGTCGTTCCGCATGTCGTGACTGGCCGACAGGCCGTAACGACGGGCGCGCGTGTATTTGGCGATGCCGGCGGCGAAGGAGTCCCCGGCGGCCTCGTGGCACTCGTCCCAAAGCAGAATGTCCGCCTTGCCGTCGCTCTTGTGGAGGGAACCGGCCGAGAAGCACGTCACCCTCCTGCCAAGGACCTTACGAGACCCGGTACAGATGCCGACCGAAGGGAGCATGCCACAGAGTTCAGGGTAGATCGTCTTCTCGATCACGGGGATCCGCTTCGAGACGACATCGATCCTGGCCTGACGAAAGATGGAGGCGACCATGCCGATCATGAAACTCTTCCCCCAGCCTGTCGGACAGTCGAACCGCCCGCACTCGTTGGAGGCGAGTTTCAGCAGGAATTCGTCCTGGCCGTGCCGCAGTTCGTAAGGATCGAGCTGCGCCCAGTCAGGGCGGTAGACGCCGGGCTTGGGGTGCGGCTCCAGGTCGGAGAACCTGACGTCGTAGCCGGCGACGGTGAGGACACGAGTGACCCTGGCTCGGAACCCGGCCAGGGTCACGATGCGCCCCTTATGGTCGCGTGTGTAGAGGTCCGTAGGTATCAGTCGGACCCTCGGCGCCCCGACCTTGAGGGCGTCGTAGAGCGCCTTGGCGTGGAGCGTCTGTTTCTCCACGTAGCTGAGCTGACCGTCGAGCAGCTCAAGGATCTTGTCAGTGGTCGGGTCAACGGCGAAGAAGTTGCCGGCCTTCAGGAGTTCGACGCGCCGGCTGGGCTCGGGCATGAGACTGGGCTAGCTCCCTGGTTCGGTGTGGGTGACAGGCTGACGAGTTCGTAGTGGCCGAAATCCCCCGGGCGCCACGGCGAGAGACCCCGGTACCGACCCGCGTACACCAGGAGGTCCTGCACGGCCTTGTCGGGGACGGCGTCCGGGACGTGACAACTGAAAGACACCGCCTCGCCGGCCGGGATCGCCTCGTGGAGGGCATAGGACGCGCCCTGGGAGTGCCTCTTGTGCCACACGACGCGCGACGGGGCGGAGGCGATGGCTGGCTCCCAACGGACGCGTCCCAGGTCGGCCTTGAGGGCCGTCAGCGCGGGGTCCGACACCGCCAGGGCGGCGTACGCGAACCTCACGTTGGCGGCGTGCCAGGCGGGTGGGAACGAGATGGCCCCGGCGGGGTCGCGCGGCAGCAGGAACCTCCCGCCGCCGCCCTTGATGTTGCCAAGGCACGGTTTCACGAACCGCATCCTTACGGTCAGCTCACGCATCGTATCCGTACCGCGTGGTCAGGACGTCAGGGAAGACAGGTGCTGGCGATACGCGTCGGCGGCACCGACGTCCCGGGAGAAAAACAGGTCGGCGTCGAAGAGGCCCTCGCCGCGACCATGGGTCCGATCGGACCAGACCGAGACGAGGAACCTGAGGTAACAGCGGGAGGCCTTCAGGAGGCCCTTGGGCCCGCCCCCGGCGGCCGCGTGGACCCTCCAGAGGAAGGCCGAAGGGCCCGTCGGTTTCACGGGGAGGCCAGGACGGTCGTACCACGCCCCCAGGACATCGGAGAAGCGTGCGGCATGTCGGCCGCCGCCGGTGCCCTCGTAGCGCGCCTGGGCGTTCGACGGGTTGACCCCCAGGAACGTCGCGACCCGTGACACCCGGTCCGGGCGCCGCGGGTCCGTGAACCAGCGAGGGTCAACTACCGCCGCCGCCAACCGGCACGCCGCCACCACATCGTGACCCGGCACGAACGAGGCGGCGGCGTAAGCGGGGTGGGCCTTGAAGAGCTCGACGGCCTCGGCGTCGACGCCGCACGCGGCGACCCGGGCCGTGACCCGGTACGCCTGCCAGGCCGCCTCGTTCAGACGGTGCCAGCCGCCCGTATCGTTCCTGAGTCGGGAGAGTACGCACTCAGGGTCGTGGCGGCCGTCCAGGGGGGCCTTGAGCGGCGAGCCGAGGTAAACGCGGAGGTCCGGGTGATGACGGCCCAGGGCCTCGATCAGGGGGGCGTTGGCCACGGTCCCCAAGAGACGCACGGCCCCGGCCTCCATGGGTAGTCCGGAAGCGGCGAACTCCTCGGCGCCCATGCAGGTCGATTCTGCGGCGTCGCGAGCGTCGCCCCACCAGACCAGACCCTGAGGGTCGAGTTGCAGGGACACGGGTATCGACCTGGCGGCAATCATCGCGCGGTTTCTACCCTCACCACCTGATCAAAGGACGGCAGGAGCGTTTCCGCGTGGGTGACAACGATAATCTGGCGGCGGCCACGGACCTCGTCGGCCATCGTCTTGAGGGCGTCACGCATGTGGCCGAGGTTCTCGGCGTCGAGGCCGTCAGTGGGCTCGTCCAGGGCCATCATACCGACGTCGGCCCCGAACAGGGACGCCACGGCCCGCCGGAAGGCGAGCGCGAACACCCCCTTCAGTCCCGGCGACAGTCGTTCGGCCCGGCGCGGCGGCTCGCCAGGGAAGTGGACCAGGAAGCCCAGACCCTCGTCGGCCTCCACCCAGAAGGGCGAGGAGAACTGGGCCAGGGCCTCGTTGATGTCGTCGACCATGGCCGCCAGGTTCGCCGAGGCGACGACCTGGGGGAGCCTGGTGTGGTGCATGACCTCGTCGCGGAGACGCGAGAGCGTGGCGATCGCCTTCTTCCGCTTCTTGTCACGGGCCGCGACGGTGCGCTGGCGTTCCAGTGCCTCCTCGTCCCGCCGGATACTGTGCGCGAGCGTCGTCAGACGGGAGTCTATGACCGCCGCCCGTGTCCACGCCCGCTCGTGGTCGGCCAGGACCTGGCGCGCCCGCTCGGCCCGCTTGGGGCTCACCCGGTTTTCCTCGAGAGACGCCGACAGGCGATCGACCTCCTGACGAGCGGCGGACAGGGTGGACTCGGCGGCCGCCGCGAGACGGTCGGCCTTGTGGGCCAGCTTCGTCTCGCTTTCCTGGCGGAGTAGCAGCACCTCGTACTCCGCGGCGAGCCCTACAGCGTCGTCGGGGACCGTGACACGAGGCCCCAGGGCGTCGAGGTCACCCAGCGCAAGGGTGAGCTCGCGACGGGCCGCGTCGAGTTTGACGTGGTGGCGAGACGCCCACGTGTGGTACGCCCGCGACTGCGATAGGTAGTCCTCTTCCGCGATGATCGAGGATTCCAGCTTAGGGATCTCGCCGCCGGTACTCAGGATGACGCCGCGGGCCAGTGTAATGTGTTCCTGAAGGCTCGTCACAGGAGTCCCGCAGGTGGGGCACTCGATGACGCCGTCAGTCTCGAAGAGCTTCACGGTCTTCCTGGCGTCCGCCAGCTGTTGTCGCAGCCGGGCGAGCTCGTCACGGGCTGTGTCGAGGTCAACGCGCATCGCCGGCTCTGCCGGCTTCTCACGCACATCGGTCTCGACAAGAGCGAGGGCCTGCCGCCTGACCTCAACCCGTGCCTCCACCTTCTCTCGGCTCACCAGGGCCGAGAGGGCGGCCTGGTACGATGTGACGACCTTTCCCTTGAGTTCCACTAACGACGCCGTAGAGGTCGCCGTCTCCAAGCGCTCCCTGGCGAGCGCCTGCGCCCGCACGAGTTCGGCCTCGGCCAGCTCGAGGCGCTCGAGGGCCGGGGCCAGTTGCGATTCCACGAGCTTGAAGCGCTCGGCCTTGGTCAGGATGCCTTGGCCCTCGGCGAGCTCCTCATCGGTCAGGACGAGGGGCAGCAGCTCGTCGTATTCCACCCTGAGCTCGTCGCGCTGACCCCGGGACCGGGCGATCGTGGCCACAAGCTCGTCAGAGGAGTCGGAGGTCACGACGACCTTCTCCAGCTCCTTCAGTTTGTTGTTGATGGCCTCGCAGGCGTCTGCGGCCGCCGTCGTCCGGCACAAGTGCTGAAAGGCGGCGGCGCGGACGGACGGCGTCTGGTCCAGGAAGGCGTACATCCCGCGCTGGGGCACGAAGACGTAGGTGCCGATCAGCTTGGGGTCGATGCCGAGGCGCTCCCCGAGCTGTTTGGAGATATCCCCGGCAGACGTGTACGGCTTCTTGCGGTCGGGGACGTGAAGCTCATGGCGCACGGGGCGGAGGCCACGCACAACCTTGAACGGCACGCCGTCGTGCTCGGCCTCCACCTCGACGTAGCTCTCCTCGTCCTCACCGGCCAACGAGTAGATGCTGTCGAGCCGCACGCCGTCGAAGCGCGACCAGTCATTGGTCAGGCAGGCGAAGGTCGCGTCCAGGAGAGTGCTCTTGCCGCTACCGTTGCGCCCGTAGACGCCGACCAGGCCACGCTTCCAGTCGACCACAGTATGGGCGTGCGGGCCGACGTTTTTGAGGACGGTACGGATCAGGTGCAACGAAAATCCTCGCAAGTTTTATGACGCAAGGGGTGAGCGTGTTTAGACGCCATCGTGCGCTTTGTCTCCGGGTACAAAGCCCCCGGGAAGGCTTGGCATGACGACACGGTCACTTGGCGCCCGTCCTGATGAGGCCGGCACGCCTCAGATTGGTCTCCTCCTTGACGGCCTCGCGAATCATCTCAGACAGTTCGAACGAGTCAGAAGCGTAACTCCTGTCCACCGCCAAAGCCGCGGCTGCCTTGCAGGCGTACGGCGACCTTCGTATCACCGCTTCCGAGGCGTGGTACGTGGCCCCCATATAGGGAGGCTGCTGATAATTCAACGCCGTCTCTATTGAGCGCTCGCCCGCCAGCCAACCGTCAGCCCAACGTTGCCAATTGGAGTTCCAACTCAAGAAGGAGGACGTTGAGGTTTTGGCGCACTTGATCGCCAAACGACGGCGCACGTCCAGACTGATCGCAGGAGGCTTGAGCTCACGCAGAAGGGTCAGCCGCGTACAACCAAGCTTGTTCCCGTCAGTGTCCTGAAGAATCTCACCATCGGCCTCGGCCTCAAAGAACCTAACGTACAAATCGCTCACGTGTGCCGGCCACATGAACGAGGCCGTCAGCTTATCCGGATACGCATGGAGCCAGGCCTCATTGCAGAGCCACTCCGACTTCCCGGGTGCCCTCCGCGCCTTGCCGAGCTTCCACTGGAAGCCCCCTCGGGTCCGCATCTTGACGTCCGTGAACTTGTAGACGAGCACGATCGAGCCCCCTTCCAAAGTTGTAAAGTGATTGTGGTTACTCGTCGGCCGTCTAGGCCCTACCGGCACGCCTCAACTCGGCCTCCTCCTTGACGGCCTCGCGAATCCTCTCAGGCAGCGAGGCCGAACATTTCGACAAACTGGTCGCCGCATTCACCGCCAGCGCCGCCGCCTCCTTGGAGAAGTAAGGAGACCTTTTACTCACGGATTGCCAGGCGTAGTCCTCGGCCAGACTGCATGAGGCCACGTAAGGTGTGAAGACAGGACGCTCGCCCGCCAGCCACTTCTCAGCCCAGTCGAACCACGACGCGCCCTTACCTAGCCCTGTCGTTGCTTTGGCGTACCTGATCGCCACACGACGGCGCACGTTCAGGCTAATCGCGGGGAGATTGAGCTCACGAATAAGGGTCAACCTGGTACAGCCCAGTTTGAGGCCTTGTTTATCGCGGAGTATCTCACCGCCGGCCTCGGCTTCGAAGAACCGGGTATAATCGTCGTGCACGTGCGCCGCCCACATGAACGAGGCCGTCAGCTTATCCGGATACGCATGGAGCCAGGAATCTGTGCAGAGATACTTAACGTTACCGGACGCCTTGCGGGCCCTACCAAGACTCCACGCGAAGCCGTCGTAGGTCCGCATGTTCTGGTCGGTGAACTTGTAGACGAGCACTTCGGAGCCCCTTCCAGGTGTCTTTGCCTCAAGACTTCTGTACGTTGAGAGCCGCCTCGGCCGCGACGGCGGCGGGGATCAACCGCGGGAGGTCGGCGTCTAGCCCATACGCCGCATGCGCCGTGTATAAGCTGGAACCGTTCGCGTCAAAATGCGCCAATTCCCACGCAGCATACACCGCGTCGTTTGCCGCAGCCATTTGGTCGAGCGACAACGCGAAGGAGAGCGAGCTGATATGAGCAACGTCCAACGGCACCTCGTGACGGGCGGCGCCCGAGAGCCAGTGTTGAGCCCACCACTTCCAGACAGGTAGCTCAACGTCTCCCACCGACTCGAGCACCGCCTTGAGCGCGACGCGCACCCGTACGACAGGGGTTATGACAGGCAGCTCGAGCTCACGGAGCAGGGTCAACTCCGTCGCCCCGAGTTTCATCTTCTTGTCGTACTTGAGGAGTCCGCCGGCCTCGGCCTCGAACAGACGAGGGTGCCCAAAGTTCGCATGGATCCGGTTCATGAACACGGCCGTCAAGGGGTCGGGGTAGGCGTGGAGCCAACCCGCGCCGCAGAGCTCACCACGGCCGTCCGTGGTCTTCTTCACATTGAGGTCCCACTGACAACGGCCGAAGGTCATCACCCTCTCATCAGTCAGCTTGTAGACGATCATGGTCTCTCATCTCCAAGGTTGCTTAGCGCTCGCCGCGTGTAGCTCTGGCTACGTGGTCACTTCCGGCTGACGATAACCTCCCACTGACCCACAAGCGGGGGGCTGAAAGCCACCTTCGGCCGCGCCCCGAGGGCCGCGGAATACTCGACGGTGTCGGTCGGCGCCGAGACCGGCACGACACAACGGTCGCCCGTCGTCTCGATCAGACGGTTGCCCTTGACCTTGAGGGCGCCAAACCCCGAGGCCGTGATGACGTCGCGCGCCATCGCGAGGGTGTAGTGGCTCTTGTGCCCGTGCCAGTCGGTCCAGGCAAACCTGAGGCCGTGCGCGCGGAGCCTCCCCTCCCCCGTCTCCATGTCCTGCTCGAAGCTCGGCATCCGTAGCCAGACCCCGACACGGGCGCGCTGGAGCATGACCTCCAGGATCCTGTCGGAGTGCTCGACGGACGGGAGGTGCTCGAGGAAGTCCCAGGCGAGGTAGTAGTCCGCAGCGGGGAGCGCGTCGAGGACCTGACGGTCCGTGAGGTCCTGGCCCTGGAACCTGTATCCCTTGGCGCGTACCTCGCGGTCGTACTTCCCGTTGTAGTCGTACCCCAGACAATCGCCTGGCTTGATCGACGCGACCTCGTCCCCGAAGTACATCGAGCCGGCCCGCAGGAACTCGTCCAGCGCACCGGCCCGCTTCGTACCAAGGTCAACGACCTTGTACAGGTTAGGCATCAGAGAGGGCCTCCCGGACCCAGGCGTTTACCTCAGCGGCCTTGTCGGGCGCCCCGAGCACCCGCAGCGCGAGGGCGTACAGTTCAGGCTCGTCATCCTCGGACAGGACCGAAGGGAGCGCCGCCTCCAGGGTCATGGCCCCTGTGCGGACGGCCTCCTCAGCCCCCTCGGGTCTCAAAACCGTTTTCGGGCGCTCAGGGGGGACTTCCTTCAAAAACAGGTGGGCGCGCTCGCCGAAGACCTTGTGCACCCGACGCGACAGGTCCCCGAGCTTATGAGAGTACCCCACCCTGACAAGGGGCCTGGCAATCTCAGGCGGCAGGGACGTGTCTGCCGTCGCCAGACGCGACAACTCGGCCTCAGTACGACCCAGGAACGCCTCGACGTCGGCCTCCGTCAGGAGTAAGCCGGCGGCGATAAACGGCCGAGTCTGTAGCCGTACACGCCGGACGGACAGGTCGTCACGTAGGACGCCGAAGAACTTGGAGGGGGGCTCGGCGATGTCCTGCATGCAGGTCGAGCCCAGGGAGTGAATGGTGAGCCGCTGTCCATCCTTGCCGCGTGCGCTGAGCGTCCTGTTCTCGTGAAGGTCTCCCGTCAGCACGGTGGAGACGACGGGGACGTCGGCGAAGGACGCCTGCGCCCCGCAGTGCACCCCCATGAACTCATCCCAGACCTGGTGGCACACCAGGAGGTCCGTGCCCGGGGGGATCGCGTCGAGTTCAGCCTTCAGGGAGTCCGCGGGCGTGAAGTCCAAACCGTAGACCCGGATGTGGCCTACCTGGAACGACTGCTTATGGACGTGGATGGAAGCGTGGGACAGGTTGAACCAGGGCGAGGGGTCAGCCTCGTGCTGGCCCTGGATGTGGTAGAACCGCCGGCTGTTGTTCCAGAGCTTCTGAAGGCCGGCGAGCATCGCGTGGATGGGGCCGGAGGAGTTCACCCTGCGGTCGATGAGGTCGCCGGCCCCGATGATGTCCAGATGATTGTTGATCGCGTAGTCGACGACCTGCCCGAACGAGTAGTAGGCGTCCCCCTCGATCTGACGGTGGGCCCAGGCTCGGTCCTGGAGGTGGGCGTCACTGACGAGGACGGCAACGGGACTAGGCAACGGGCTTCTCCTTGGCGACACGACGAAGTGTGCGCTCGTAGTCCTCGAAGCGCAACTTGGCGATGACGCTACGCGAACGTGTCCGGAGGATCACGCCCTCAGCCTTTCCGCGCGAAGTGTCATCGAGCGAACAGCGCGTGTGGGGAGCCACCTGCACGAGGAAAGCAAGAGTTTCCGCGTGGGTGGTCGGAAGTTGGCCCACGACGGGCCCCAGAAAAGGGGCGATACCGACCCCGAGCGAGATGGCGATCATCGCCGCGTCTTCGACCTTCAGGAAGGTCTGTCCCCCCTGATCGCGCCAACGGGACAGCGCCTCCCGATCCCCAGTGATCTGGGCGCACGACACCGACGAGACGTCGAAGAAGCGTATTGAAGGCGTCGGCTCCGTCGCGTAGTGGCGCCAGCTACCGGTTTCACGACCGCCGTACAGCTCAAAATACGCGGTATAGACCGTGTCTTCCGGGACGAAGGAGAACAGCCCGTAGGCCAACTTCTTCACGAACGGGCTCAGAGCCTCGGCCATACCCAATGCCGGGTTCGCGAGGCGGTCGCCGTCACACGTCAACCACTCCTCCCGGGAGCCTAGCAACCAGTCGCCGTTGGGAAGGACAGTCAGCCGCCCGTTACAACCGTCGATCTTCTCGTAGACCAGGACCTCCTCCGAGGCCGGGAAGGCGACGCGCTCCGAGCCGAGAAGGCCTCGATCCAGCATCTTGTGGTAAGTGGGGATCGAGGGGTACTTGGTGGCCGTGTTCAGGAGTTGCGGGTCCAAGGCGAAGTTCACGGTTCATCCCCCACGGATTGCTCCGCGTAGTTGGCGCATCGAAACGTCACGCAAGCCGTAGGCCTTTGGGCCCTGCTTGCACTCCTTGCAGATTCGGATCCGGACGCGGTCAGGGCTCGCGAAGTCACGCTGACAACGCAGACACCTGACCACGCCCGGGGTTGACGGGTTTGTCGTCATGAGGCCCCCCTTCCATGGGAGGCTCTATGTAACGGTGCGACGCAAACCCACGCCAGCCCAGTGTCAAGGGCAGAGGCACGGGCGCCGGCCGAGGGCGGTGGTGAGGCGGCCCGATTTGGTGAGGTAGGCGGCGACCTCTCCCCCGGACTCGAGCGCCATCCAGGCCACGAACCGGTTGCGCGTCAGGGAGCCCGTGATGTCGAAGCCACGGGTCCGTAGGATCTTGCGGATGTCGTAGTCGTCGAGCGACGAGATCGGTACCCCGCGGCCGAGCTGATACGCGGGCTCGAAGCACGGCGAACTGAAATCAGGACACTCGGCCCTGTAGGCCTCGAGACGGGCCTCGATGAGGTGCTTGCCCGTGCGGTTGTAGGGGGCTACGTGCACCAAGCTCACGATCTCGTGGCCGAGATACGGCTTCGGGGCGTGCACGTTAAGGATGGGGTGACCCGCTGACAGGACGAAATCACCCACGAGCGCTGGGTTGTACCAGTGCACGCGACCGTTCCCGATTCGCGGGTTACCGACCGCGCATCCGGTCGCGATGTAGTAAACGGCCGACCCCTCGGGGTACGGCCAGAGCTCCTCAGGCCACGGGTCGTGGATGTCCACCTTCCGCGGCTTCACGGCCCTACCATTGACGTAGTAGGTCACTTCGCCCCCTTTGCCTCCAGAGGGAAGATCTCCCTCGCGATGATGAAGGCGTATGCCGTGTGGCGTTTCTCGTCGAGGACGTCCATCGGGTGAAAGCGACGCCCGGCCTTCTTCGCGTTCTTCTCACGCGTTTCGAATTCGATCCCGAACCGCTTGCCACATGTGCGATAGAACCGACCCCATGCCGCGGCGTGGAACGCCGGGTCGTCGTCACCGTGGTGCAGCGAGATCCAGGCCTCGATCCAGTTCGTGATGTTCTGACGTGCCACGGCGTCCGACGTGTTGTCGGAGAACCCCGGGGCCGATTCCATGTACCGGCGGGCGGCCTTGGCCGCCTGCCGCATGGTCTTGATGTCTTTCTCGAAACTGACCGCCTTGGTGACAACGTGCTGGACGGCTTCAGTGAGTTTCTCGATCTGCGCCGTCGACCTTATCTCGTTGGCCACGAGCATGGCCTGTTGGGCCTCGACCAGCTCGACCAGGGAGTTCACCTGGGCGGCGAGGGCACGGCTGTCCTCAGGGCGGTCGAGGGCCTTGAGGAAGTGCGCCTTGAGGACGACGCAGGCCTCCTTCTGGTAGCGCAGGAGCTTCTCGCGGATGTCCGAGTAGCGCGAGTCGTTGTAGTTGATGTGGGCCAGCCACATGGTGAGTGTGGCGGTGTCGATGCAGGACAGGGAGTAGGTCTTACCGTCCTTCCCAGTTGTGCGCAAATCCCGCACAACTGCCCAACCGGAAGACCTCAGACGACTTAGGTTGCGGGAGTAGGTCACTCCCAGGTTCTCGCAGAGACGCTTGAGGGGGACGAAGACCTCCCCCCCGACGACCCCGCCGACGATCTCGTCACCGTAGAACGGGATCGTCTGCAGGGCCATGGATGGTGCCGCGGTCGTTGTGCTCATCTGTAGTCTCTCTCGTCGTATTCGTGCAGAGGCGAAATCTCCGCCACGAATCGGAACTTGTAGTGATCGGGTTGGTGTTTCAGGACGAAGAGGATCGCGCACCGCGAACATCTCGGAACGCCACTGTACGTGTTAAACGCCTGGTCGTCCCGGCAGTCCTTGTCGTCGGGGTTGTCGTGGTACGGGAAGAACTGGAGGAGGTCCTGCGTCTTCTTCAACAGGAGGCTCAGGAACTCGTACCGATGTTCGAGCTCGGCCGCGACCTTCAACTTCCTCCGGTTCTCCACCTCCGCCTCAAGAGCGGCGTGGGCCCTGCCGAGTTCAGCGTCACATAGCTCGCCGAGAGGCGTTTTGAAAAAACCGCCATCCGACACAGGCGCTCTCCTTCTAATCGTATCTGAGGGTTGTAGACACCGCGGTCGTGGTGCTATCTCCGAAAGTGCTCAACGTTCTTCTCCCGGATAGAGGGGGCGAACAGTTGACCTCGTCTCCGGGTACTAAGCCCCCGGGAAGGCATGACGGCTCGGCGTCCCTGGCGCGGGCGCAGAGGGGGCACGAGGTGGGGTCCGTGTACCCCAACAGCACGACAGACCACAAGACCGCGGACGTACCGAGGACGACGCCGGCGAGGACGTGGAGGAACGTACTGCGTTTCATCGCGCACCCCTCTCTGCTCAGTTCGTCTCGAAGACGCGGGACCAGTAGCGCGTCGAGCGCTGCCCCTGGACGCGGTCCCAGACGATGTGGCGGGCGATCGGACACGGCAGGCCGCGGCGCGCGCACGCACGCCTCCAGTGGGCCTCCGCGGTCTTGTAGCCTGAGAGCGTGGCGGCCTCGGGGTCGACCCCGTAGAGCCGCAGGAGATGTCTGTCGAGGCAGACGGCGTCGCACTCCAGAGGCGCCACCATCTCGAGGGCGAAGCTGACCTTGGCGACCCCGAGGCCGTAGACCCTGGGGACGAGCCGGTCCCTGCAAGCGGCGAAGGTTTCACCACCCGATGGGAGGAACTCATCGGGTGCCGACCAGTAGTCGGCGTGGAAACGGGCAAGGCCCCGCGAGCGCACCCGTTGCATGCCCGCCCCGCAACCCGTCAGGACCTGCTCGAGGTTCTGGGGGTCGAAGGACAGGCCGGGGGCCGCGAGGGCCTCGTAGATCACGATGTTGCGCTTCCAGCCCGTCTGGACGCTCGCGTACGCGAAGAGCCAGCGGCGGAAGCGCTCCGTTGGGTCCGAGGGCGTGATTTTCCTCCAGTACGACTTGTACCGGCTCACGCGTGAGCGGTCGTCGGCGACCGCGTCGAGGGCGAGGGCGGCCGCGCGCTTGCGTGGCTCAGCCCCCAAGACCGGTGGCATCAGCCGACGGGGCGATCCCGCCGAAGCGAATGACGCCGAACGTACTGTTCGTGTCTCACGTCCGAGTTTGCGCTTTCGTCGCTGCGCACCTGAGCGACGTCGAGCCGACGTCGCTGCTTGGAAGTACGGCGCTTCTGTCGTCGAATGTCGGAACACTCGACCTGTCTTCGGTGGTCGGTGCCCGTGAGGTAGGCCGCCACTTTAGGAGGCAGCCCTTTGCCGGTCTGCATTCTTGAAATTCACTCAAAGTTGTGTTTGTGGACGCCGTTCAACTCTTGGACGAGCTGGAAGCGAAACCTCGGACGGCACGCCGCGTCTGCGGCGAACTTCTCGAGGTGCTCACGGCACCAGTCCAGAAGGTTATTCGTCAGACAACGGTAGGCGGGGTGTGGGATCGACACCAAGGGACCGCCCCAGATGTCGGCGGTTACTGACGCAGAACGCCCACAGACGAGCACGACGTCCGGCGTCGTGCGACGGAGGGCCCGCCGCAGGTGCCGGACGTCGGCAGGGAGGTACGACGACGGGCCCAGGCCGAGGCCAGGGTTCGCGTTCGTGAACCTTACTTTCCACCCCTCCCCAGGAAGGGCCCGGGAGAGCCGAACCCCTGTGCGACTAGATTCGAAGGCCTGCTTCCAGCGCGTGGGGTTATAGCCCTCAACTAGAGGGCCTCGGCCATAGGCGTTCTGCAAAACGACGAGGAGGACCAGGTCGTCAGACGAGCTCAAGTTCGATGAGCTCGGAGAGGGTCAGGAGGTGGACGCCGGAGGGGTCGGTACGGGACAGGAGCTGGCCGATGGTCGCGAAGAAGATCCGCGCGTTCCACAAGGCCCCCTCTTCATCTTCCTTCGACGCAGCGTCCAACGCGTTGTGCGCCGCGGCCATGAGGTCATCGTCTTGAGAGTTCGAGGCGTCACCAATCTCGTTGTCAGCATCCTCCAACTCTGACAACCGTTCGGTGTAGCCCGTGACACGACGGGCGCAGTGTGCCTTGAGCTCTTCGGTCGTGTACCGGAAGGTAAGGGGCTTGGCCTGAGGGGCCCCGATGGTCCCGTCCGAGGTGTACGAGGTTCGACCTGTCTGGTCGTCGTAGAAACACTTGTTAGGCATGGTGAGGCTCCATCTCCGGGTACGAAGCCCCCGGGGCGGCATGACAGACCCGTAGACGTTTGAAAGGAAGACCAGGCCCTCATAGAAGCTCAAGTTCGATGAGCTCGTCGATGGTCAAGTCTCCGGGTATGAAGCCCCCGGGACGGCATGACAAACCGCTAGTTGAGGACGCAACGGACGAGGCTATAGGCCTCGGCCAGGGGAGGACCGGCGTCGAGCTCGGAGGGGTGGGGCACAGGCTCCAGCTCGGCGCCACGACGACGCGCCAGGCGCTCAACGGCCTCCTGACCGTCAGGGGTGTCGAGGCGTTGGGACGTGTAGAACGCACAGAGGCGTTTCTTGGCCTCTAGCTCGGCCGTAGAGAGGCGCACGAAGACGTCGGGGACGAAAGTGTCGCCCTGGGCCGCCCACGCGTAATAGGGCGTCTCGTACGCCAGGACGAGGCGGACGGAACGACAGTGCCTGGGACGCAGCGCGGCGACGGCCGCACGGTAGACGGCGGTGTGATCCTCGTGGAAGGACGGGCCTGGGATCAGGAGCACAGAGGGCCGTTCGCCCTCAATAACGTGTTCCAAGGTCTGCACGAGAAGGGAAGGCTCGTCGCGTAGGTGTCGGGTTTTGAACGTGAGGAAACACGTCGAAGCCGCCAACTGCCAGGCGACGGCTTCGAACTCTTTCCTACGTTCCGTAGCCGCAACGAAACGGTGGGACAGGCCGTGGTGGACGGTGACGTCGGAGTTTGAGCACAGAACCAGGGAGGTATGCGGTTCCCCTCTGGCCTCGAAACTCGATCTGAAACGGGAGAGGAGGCCACCGCACCCCAGCGACTCATCGTCGGCGTGGGGGGCGAGGACCATGACGCGCGTGTGGTCTTGGAACACGGGTTCGGCCCGAAACCGTTTTCTACTCGTCCGACTCGGTGTCGGCCTGGAGCCCGTAACCTACCAGCAGGCGCGTCTTGCCCAAACCTTTCATGACAACGACGACGTCCTGCGGCAACCCCTGAAGGAACCAGGGTGAGTAGGAGAGGGCGTACGACGCCGCCTTACAAAGTGCCTCCTCAGTCGGGTGGTGACGCCACACCTTAACACCACCGAGAGACGACAAAGGTCCTTTCGGGCAGACGAAGATGCCGCGACGCTCAATCCCCACAACCTCCCGGTCCAGGTAGAGGCGCTGGTTGACGTAACCGGCCCCGGTAAGTTGGCGGGCCTCACGCGCCCTGTCGGCCTTTATCATGGAGAGGAGTAGCGGCTCGAACTGAGCGACGCGCTGGAAGTCGGCGACGGCTCGGAAGGACACCACCATCTTGTCCTCCCCCAGGTAGGGGAGCAGACGCTCGAGCGGCTCCCTCACCCGTTCTCGACCGTAGCAGAACGGACAGACACGGGAGCGATGACAGCTACGAGCGCTGTCGACCGAGCGAGCCCCCACGGGAGGGCAGTTCCGCATGTACTGGCGACGGAGGGCGTTCTCGGCGACGTCCCACCCATGCGCCTGGAGGGACGCGATACGTTTGTGCCACACGGTTCTGAGTTGAGCGTAACGGCGCGGCCACTCGGGGTCGTCGTGTGGAGGGACGTCGCGCCGCATGAGCGGACCGAAGACGGCGGTTCGGACGGCAGCGGAGACAGGGTCGGAGGCTACAGCCGTAATGTCGAAGTTCAGATCAGGCAAGGACGGCTCCTGCAGGGTGCGGGACGGGACCAGAGATAAGTCTGGTTGTTTATTTATTGTTAACCCCTACGGGGTTATTTAACCCTCTTCTTGTCCGGTGGAACGGGGGGTCCTCCGTCCCCCTGATCCGTTCCCCGAACAAGAAGAGGCAACTCGTAGTTGTTTTTGGTTCCAATCCCTGTCGGGCAACTACCACTGCGTTCTTATCCCTACCTCAGCCGTTTCGAACCCCGTGGTGGAGTCATCCCCCAGGACTTGGGGTAGACCCCCAACCGGCTCACCACCTGTTTGGCCTCCTCGTAGGCCCTGTCACCGAAGTTCTCCACGGCCCTGACCTGTTCTCCCGACAGGGCCACCAAATCGCCTACCGTGAAGATCCCCGCCTCCTCCAGGGTGTTGACGTTCCGGAGGCTCATGCCGGCGTCTGCTAGCGTCGTCTGGAGCCTGTTCACGTTCTCCTGTCTCTCGAGCTCCTCAGGGCTCAGGACGGCCCTACGCTTGTCCTGGGCCCGTTCCTGGGCACTCTGTTTCCGTCGCCTGTTTGGGTTCTCTGGGTCTGCCATGTTTTGGGTCTCATCAGTACCGTCTCGGACTGTGTCGCTCGTACGGCACCGTACGGAGTTACTAGCAATCTTTCGGCCGTTGGGCCTCGAATTCCTTATAAAACCGACTGGGTTGGGGGCCGCGCTGGCCCTGATACTTCCCTGAATACTGCTGGGGCTCGCCCTCCAGGCGGGAGTAGCAGATCTGACAGATCTGCATACCGGGGAAGACGATAAGGGGATGGACGACGGTGATCTCGAGGGTCCACTGACCCTCGAACCCGGCGTCCCCGAAGCCCGCCGTGAGGTGGACTGAGAGGCCGAGCCTGGCGACGGAGGACCTGCCCTCGATGCACGGTACGAGACCGGTCCCTGTCTCCGTGTACTCGATGGTCGAGCCGAGGTAGAGGTTCCCTGGCGTCAGGAAGAAGACGCCAGGGTCCTCGTAGATCTTGGGGTCGACGTTGGGGGCCTCGGGTTCGTAGCCGAACATCTTCGAGTACGGGTGGGGCTTGATCTTACAGGTGTGGTTGTTGTACGCGGCGTCCAGGATGGGTTGGTAGTCCTGGCTCCGGTCCCAGCCCCCGACTAGCCGCCTCTGGTCCTCGGACCAATCGGTCACGTTGTAAATGAGGAGCTCGTGGTCGAGTCTGAGGTTGTAGCTGTTGGGGTTGAGCTGGGCGGGGTCGAAGGGGTCGATGACGATGTTCCCCTTCGCCATCTCCTCGAGAATCGCGGCTTTGCCGAGCATCGTCGTGCGGCTCCTTACGGGATGTCCCCAAAACCGTTTTCGAGATTGACGACCTCGAACTCGAAGTCGTCGAGGTGCCGTAAGGGCGTCAACCGCCGGCAGCGATCGATGAGGGCGGCCTCGATGACGGCGGGGCAGGCGCCGTCGGGAATGGTCACGGCGAGCCTGTGTTCACGCTCCAGTTTCATCTTGCGGTCGAAGGTGTTGAGCTGCTGGCACGTCACCCTGGGGGTCACGCGCACGGTTCCTGTTGCTCGGGCTGTCACGTGTGGTCCTCTTGTGTGTGATCTGTGGGTCTTTACCGCCCAGGGACTGTCGGCGGAACTGCCTTCTGAAACTGGTGGCGACGTCGTCACGGGCGAGGTCGACAAGCCACTGCTCGTTCAGTGCCCCCTCGCGTAGCAGGAGCCGTCTGAGTTCCTTGGCCCCTTTGAGTCTGACCTGTCGGATGCGTTCCTTGACGACGCCGTACTCAGTCCCGATCTCTTCGAGCGTCTTACCCTCGTTGCTCTTGAGTAGGACATCGGCCGTCTTCGCGTCGAGGTGCGTGTGTATCAGGGTCTCGAGCTTCCCGTACCCACCGAGGCGCTCCATCACCTCTGAACTCCAGTCGCTATCTCTCTCCTCGGTGTGGATGTCTAGATAGTTCAGGGGGCTGTGTGGGGCTATCTTCTCGTGGAAATGTTGCAACCAGCTTTCGATCTTGTGAGGGCGTTCGTTGTCCTTTTCAAGGAGTCTGAAGTAGTTGTGGTCGTGGGTCTCGGTCTTCTTATTCATCCGTGACCTGCGGCCACCGTAGGTGTCGTAGACGTGGGAGCGGTAGAAGTCGAGTGTGAGGTAGCCGAAGATGTTCGAGACCGAACCCCTCGTTGGGTCGTAGACGGTCCAGACGCGAACCCAGCACTCGTACAACCACCCGATGATGTCCCCTTTCTGTAACTCTTTGACGCCGTTCCCGTAGGCGCCCTTGCGTAATCTCTTTTCGTGATACCACAGGAGCCTCTCGTAGTGAGGGTAGTACTCACGCGCGAGACGCTTCGCCTCTTCAAGAGGGCGTGGCGGTGGCGAGAGGTTGCTGAAATCGGGTGGGACGAAGTTCTTGTTGGTCTGCGGCGCGCCCGCCGTTGTCACGGGGTAGGCGCGACGCTTAACGACGGCGTTAGGGTGTTTGGTTCCGCGTGACATCTGGCCTCCGTGGTGTTAGCGGTCAAGTCCGTTCTTCGTACGTGGTTTACTCCTGTGCCCATACCCAAACGTGACGGCGTCGTCGCGTTTCACGACGTCGGTGAGCCACGGTTCGTGTAGCATCCCCCTACATAGGAGGTGCTTCCTGAGCTGTTTAGCCCCTCGGACGCGGAGCTGACGGGTGCGCTCTTTAGTGATCCCGAGACCGCGGCCGATGTCTCCGAGGTTCATCCCCTCGGCACTCTGGAGCAGGATCGTGGCCGTCCTCGCGTCGAGGCGACCGCGTACGATTGCCTCGAGCGCCCCGGGGCCTCCGAGGCTGTTCAGAAGGTCTGTGGACCAGTCGTTCTCCCTCACCTCGGCTTGGGTGTCTTGTTGGTTCGCAGGTTTTTCTGTGTCCTTTGTGGCAAAGCGTCTCTTGCCCGTGCGTGTGCCCTTACTACTTCGCTCCTCCGTCTTCTCGAGAATTCTGAAGTAGTCGTTGCTCCGGTGCTTGGTCTTACTGTGACCGTCGGGGGTGTAGCCGCCGTTGAGCTTGAAGACCGCGGTGTTGAAGAACCCACGGACGCAGTAGTTGTAGTGGGTGGTCACCGCGCCTTTGGCCGGGTCGTAGATGGTCCAGAGGTAGACCCAGCGCTCGTACAGCCAGCCGAGGAGCTCACCGCTCTCGAAGTTCTTGATCCCCATCCTGGCGGCCCCGGCACGGAACCGTTTGTCGAACCACCACAAGAGGTTCTCGTACTGTGGGTAGTACTTGACCGCGAGGCGCTTCGCCTCTTCGAGCGAGCGGGGAGGGGTCGACAGGTCGCTGAAATCTGGCGGGGTGTAGCGGCTGCCGGTCCTCACCCTCGACGACTCTTGACCGCCGTAGACGTGAGCAACGTCGTTGCCCCTCGACCTCTCGGTTCCGCGTGACATCTGGCCTCCGTGGTGGTGTTAGGCGTGTACCGTGCTCTCGACTGACGGGTTGGACGGGAACCGCGCGTCAATCTGATGCCACCTCGTGGTGTCGGCCCAGGGTTCCTTCAGCTTGCCTGTGGTCAGTAACGCGTAGCGGAGTCTCTCGGCCCCTTTCTGCCAGAGTTGACTGACGCGTTGTTTGGTCACCCCGAACGTCACGGCGACCGAGCTGAGCGTCTCGCCGCGGGCGGCCCTGATGAGGATCTCCGCCGTCCTTGTGTCGCACCGCTTCTGGATGAGCGCGATCAGTGCCGCTAGGCCTCCTAGCTCCTCGATGAGCTCGGCGGCCCACTCGCCCTCTGTCGAGGGGCAGGTCTTGTGACGGTCGAGTGGGTGCGCGTCGGGGCCTTCTTCGAACGCAAGAGAACCGTACTTCTCGAGCTCACTGAGCTCCCTAGGCGCATAAAACTCGAGACCGTTGTGGTCGGAGGTCGTGCGCCCGCCGATGTACGACAGTTCCTTGCCGCGAAACTTGCTACGGATTACGTACTCGAACAGGTTGGGGGCCGAACCCCTGGTGGGGTCGTAATACGTCCAGAGGTGGACCCAACACTCGTAGAACCATCCGAGAAGTTCGTTTGCCTGGCATTGCTGGGGGCCGCACGACCCGGACGGCCAGAGGTAGCGTTGGGCCCGCCAGCGAAAGTAGCGCTCGAAGTGGGGGTAATACTTGCGGGCGAGACGCGACGCCTCCTTGAGAGTCCTGGGGGGAGGCGACACCCCGTTGAAGTCCGGGGCCTGTGTCTTACATACCGCGTGATGGCGTGGTCCCTTGGCGGGGCCGAATTTCGGCTTTAGCGGGTGCGCACCTTCCGCCCGCGGCATGGTTAGGGTCTCCCTGGTTGTAGGGGCACGTCGGCGGCCCCCGTGGAGAGGGCCGCCGACGCGGCGGCCTCAGCCTTGTCGGCGCTCGAACAGGTACCGGGTTTCGTCGTCGGGGGATACCCCACGGAGGATCTCGACGCACCGGAACTTGTAGCGGCGTTGGTACGTGAGTTGGGCTTCGAGGTGGACCTCGGGGACGCGCGCGACGACACGCTCCCGGCGGAGGGTCTTGAGCCGACTCACGAGTGTTTCCATGAGGACGATGTCGTCCCCGGCCGCAAAGGACTCTGGCGTTGTCAGTATGAAGCTCACCAGGACGCTGTCGTCGTCCCGGTTCTGAAAGCCCAGGGCCGCCCTGGGCTCGTCGCCCACGACCCATACGGAAGTGCCAGGCTGTACGAACGCCCGGAACCAGGCGGCGTCGATGCGGTCGTCGCCAGTCGCCTCGGCGGCGAGGCGGGCGAGTTTGTCGTAGTCTCCGGAGAAACCCCGGACGTCGGTCCCGGCCATCGTGCTCTCACACGGGTTTTGGTCGGCCCCCGACAGGGTTGAAATCATCTAGCGTCGCGTACCTCTTTGTGTCCTTGGGCCTTTGGACCTCGGGCCCCTGTGGCTCCGTGTCCCGGTAGTGGATGCGGTCGGCGCGGCTCATGCGGTCGGCGTAGAGGTGGAGGCCCACGGTCTCGCGCGGCACGCGGTGCCACTCGAGCTTCAGGCCGAACTTGCGAAAGCCCTCGAACGCGTACCGCAGGGGAGGGCAGCCCCTGGCGGTGATATCACACTGACCGAACGTGCAACACTGCGCGTTGTCCGTGACGAGGTGGACGCGACGGCCTTTTTGCGAGCTCCTGGGGTGGACCACGGTCGTGAGCCACTCCAGCCCGCAGAGGTAAGGGAGGAACTCGGCGTAGGCGCCGATGCCGGCGTTGAGGGCGCCGTGGAGGAGCTGACGTTCTCCGGTATGTGCGACGAGGAGACAGCACCAGCCGGCGGCCTGGTCGGGCTCGCAGCCCGAGCCGTCGCCGACGAGGAGCCAGTCCCAGCGTTTGATGCCCAGGCGGGAGAGGAGTTCGTGGAGTGGCTCGGCGGTCAGGCCGACGAGGTGCGGGTCCACAATCGCCTTAGCCCGCGGGCGTATCGTCAACGGGCGGTCTCCCCTGACCGAGTTCCTTGAGGACCCGGGCGAGCTCGTCGTGGAGCGCCCCCTGGAGCAAGGCCGCGCGCTCGAACATGGCGTGCAGCACTCTCAGGATGTTCCCCATGCCGCCGAGGACGGCGTCGGGGGCCGTGACGGCGCCCGCCTCGCCCATCCAGAGGGCGTGGTCGACCTGGGCCTCGTTGAGCTTGCCGTGGTAGTCGAGGACGACCACGACGCTCCGGAGCTCGGGGTGTGACGCGAGGAGTTGCGTCGTCAGCTCGCGGTAGTCGTGAACGATCTGTGCGTCGAACGGGAGTTGGGACAAGTGCCCGCTCCGGCTGTCAGTGCGGCCCCTCGACGTCGCCGTGGTCCGGCGTACGACAGTAGGCCTTGGTCAGGTCATTGCCCAGGTTGGCGAGTCGGGCGACCGCCAGTCCGTGGACAATAATCGCGGCCGGCCAGGCGCACCAGGCCAGGGGCCACCAGGAGGCGGCAAGGGACAGGATGAGGACGCAACACGGTCCTACCCAGTTGGAGAGACAGAAGGCGCACCGGCTGAGGTCGGCCCAGAAGCCGACCCCAGCCTCGCTACGCGCCCGGAGCCCGGACGTCAACGATGAGTGGTGCCAGACCTCAATGGCCTGCCATGTCGCTAGCGCCGCGACGATGAGTGGGAATGGGTGTGGGTTCATCTCGGTCTTGTAGGTTTCTGTGGTTTGGCGAGATACGATTTGAAGGTATGTCGGTTAGCCTTTACGAAAGCCCTGCAGACAGCCCGCCGCGAAGGCGAGCCCCAGCAGGCTTAGGAGGAACGGCACTGTATTCCCGGTGGCAAACAGGACGGCAACGACGCCGCCGAGCATGCAAGCCAAGAAGGGACCGTCCCCAGACTCACCGGCTCCTCTCGCCACTATCAACCTCCCGCGAGCGGCCAGGGAGTGATCCCAGCCGCGTCGGGTGCCGGTTCCCCGTCCGCGCCCCGTGTGATCTCGGGCAACGGGAGTGGGGGGTGTAACGGCACCCGGCGGACCAGTAGCGCTTCGGCGTCGAGACGAGGGCGTGGAAAGTAATCCGTCGGCAGGTACCCCGTACGGCGGAGGAACTGCCACGCGCTTCGTGACGTCACGGCCTGGACCGTCGCCATGTTCTGCTCACTTCCTATGTGTTTCGGTCGGTCACGCCGTTCAGCGTAGGCCGGCCACGTCAGACTAGACAAGCCGCCACGGTCGGCGGCCCGCGGCACACAAGGACGTGCTTCATGCCGGTCGAGATCCTTTCAGCCCCCAAGACAGCAAGAGAGGTTACCAAGGGGCTCCCCGACGAGGGGGCCCTGGCCATGGCGCGCCTGGAGGCCAGCGGCGCGCTCACGGGGCTCAGTTTTACCGGTGGCGAGAGCGAGCAAGAGCGACGCCTGCTGGTCGCCAAGCACGTGCTCGAGAGCAGCGGTATGCACTCGCTACGGCCGGTCCTGCCGGCCGTGTTGCTCCTGAAGGGGAAGCCGTTCGTCCTCGACGACCACTTCCCGTTCGAGCCCTTTTTCCGCGTAAGAATGCCGACGAGGACGCTTTTAAAGACCGGGCGTCAGGTCGCCAAGTCAACGAGCCTTGCCGCGCAGGGCGTCCTCTTCAGCAACTGCATCCCCTACTTCTCGACACTCTACGTCACGCCCCTCTACGAGATGATCCGCCGGTTCTCGCAGGGGTACGTCCGCCCGTTCATCGAGACGAGCCCGATCCGCAAGCAGTTCTCCGGCTCCTCGACGATGAACTCCGTCCTGCAGCGCAGTTTCAAGAACCACTCCCAGATGTACTTCTCCTTCGCGTTCCTGAACGCGGAGCGGACCCGCGGTATCAGCTGCGACAAGACGGCGTACGACGAGATCCAGAACATGGATCCGGCGTTCATCCCGATCATCCGCGAGACGATGTCGGCGTCCCCCTGGAAGATCGAGCAGTATGCCGGCACCCCCCTGACGTGTGAGAACACGATCGAGCAGTTGTGGCAGGACTCGAGCCAGGCGGAGTGGGTGATCAAGTGTCGGCACGCGGGGTGTGGGCACTGGAACGTGCCCTCGATGGCGTACGACCTCGTGAAGATGATCGGGCCCTACCGGTCCGACATCTCGCCGGACAACCCCGGGGTCATCTGCGGCAAGTGCGCCAAGCCCCTGAACCCGCGCTACGGGCGGTGGTACCACCAGTTCAAGGACAAGCGTTGGGACTTCGCGGGTTACCACATCCCGCAGATCCTGATGCCGATGCACTACGGGAACACGAAGGCCTGGGGGGCGCTCGTCGCCAAGTTCCAGGGGAGGAACAACACCCGGGTCAACGTGTTCTTCAACGAGGTCCTCGGCGAGAGCTACGACTCGGGCTCGAAGCTCGTCACCGTGGCGGACCTGAAGGCGGCGGCCGTGCTGCCGTGGGAGAACAAGGTCGAGGAAGCCGAGAAGCACCTCGGCAGGTACGTGTTCAAGGTGCTCGCCGCCGACTGGGGCGGCGGCGGCGCGCGGGGGCCCAACGGGAAGGAGATGATCTCCTTCACGTGCCTGGCCGCCCTGGGGATGCTCCCGGACGGGAAGATCGAGTGCTTCTGGGGGATGCGGTCCCTGACCCCGCACGACCACGTCCGTGAAGCCAAGCTCTGTCTCGGGGCGATCCGGAGGTTCGGGCTGTCCCACCTCGTCCACGACTACAGCGGGGCGGGAGCCCTTCGCGAGACGGTGATCAACCAGGCCGGTTTCCCGTACGACAGACTCGTGGCGATCATGCTCGGTCGTACGGCGGGGAAGGACATCCTGATCGAACACCCGCCCGACGACCTCAACCCCAGGTTCTACTACTACCTCGACAAGCCGTGGTCGCTCTCGCTGACGTGCCACCACCTGAAGTACGGGATGCTGAGGTTCTTCCAGTACGACTACAAGAGCGCCGACGACCGCGGCCTGCTCCACGACTTCCTGTCACTGGTCGAGGTCAAGACCGACACGCGACTGGGCGGGGACTTCTTCTCGGTCATCCGCGACCCGAACTTCCCCGACGACTTCGCCCAGGCGGTCAACCTGGGGTGCGTCGCCCTCTGGAAGTTGTCGGGCAAGTGGCCGAACACGGCGGAGGCGGCGCAGATGCCGATCGACCCGGAGCTCCTGCGCCTCTCCAACCCCACCAACGTGTGGGCGCCTGGGACCTACTGACCCTACACCGAGGGCGACCCGTCTCCGGATACGAAGCCTCCGGGGCGGCATGAAGGTTTGACGATCCTGATCACGGTCTCCGGATACGAAGCCTCCGGGGCGGCACGATGAGTGGTGGAAGCGCTATCCGAGCCGTCGGTCGTAGTAGTAGAACGTGCCACACACGACCCCAGAACGGTCGAAGAGCACTAGGTCTGACGGCATGTCTTGGCAGTTCTTGAGGGTCTTGGAGAAGTTCGCAAGGTACTCGGATACATCTTTCTTGAGGTCCAGCCCAAAACCGTTTTCGGTGATCTCGAGCCGGATCACGACGGTACGGTCGCCGTTACGGGGGGCGGACTTGTTGGCCCATGCTAACTGGCACGCCGTGGAACAGAACGGGCCGGGGCCGGTGGAGTGAGCGCCGTACTCGCCGTCCCAAATGTAGCCGCGACAACTACTACCGTCGTGCCAGTCCTTGTAAGTCGTGATCTTCGACAGGTCGCCGCCGCAGTGGCGATTCGCGTACTCCTGTTTGCTCTCACCAGGTTCGCTGTAGCGGCATCTGGTGTACTTGGGCAACGCGCGCCCGCACATGACGCAGGTCGGCCTCGCGGCCTTGGGCATGGGTGGTAAGTCCTTGTGTGTTGGCTCTACGGGCCTCAGCTCTCGCTGTGGGCGTGGAACTGAAGCGTCCCTTTGACCTTCCCGTTACCGCCGAAGATATCGCGACGCTCGGAGAGGTCCGCGCTCTTCTGTAGGTCCTTGGCCAGCTTGACCAGGGTGTCGGCAACGTCCTGAGGCATGGTAGGACCGCGACCGCCGGCGTCGACCGTGAGGACCAGGTGGACGGTGTCGGCGTCGGGCTTGGGCCTGAAATGCCTGAACCACGTCAGCTCACAACGCCGCGAGCAGAACGCGCTCTCCCGACACCGACTGCCGTACTTGCCGTGCCATACGCGGGCGTAGGCGCTATAACTCCAGTGGTTCACGGGCTTGAAAGCACTCAGTCTAGTAACGTCCCCGCCCGCCACCCGTTTGATGAAGTCGTCCCTCGTCTCGCCGGCCTGGGCCAACTCGGTCTCGTAGAACTTGGCGAGGCGCGCACCGCACTGGGCACACTTCGGTCTGGGTTGCTTATTCATGGGTTGTGGTCGTTTCAGGGGAGGTACTTCTCGGGGCGACGGTCGTCGACCTGCACACGGATCTGACAGTCCTTGTCGTCGGACACGATGTAAGGCCTGCCTGGGGTGGTGACGGGGGCGTACTGGAGGACCCTGACGGCCTCGACGAACATGACCTCCACGGGCCTCGTGTTCCCGGCCCCGGGCTTGAGGACGACCTCGACGCGGTACCGCACGGAACCGGCGGGCGGCGCCTCTCTTTGGGCGTAGCGGGACTGGCACCAGCGCCCACAGAAGCAGTCGTCGCCGTACATGCCGTAGTCGTCCCCGCGCCACACGACGTAACCATTTTCCTTGGTTATGATCTGCGACGGTTTGAGCCCGAGTCTGGCGATAATCTCGTCGGACGTTTCCAGCCGATTCCCGTTCGCGGTAGAGACCGTGTCCGGGTAGGTGTAGTTCGCGTACTTCTTGAGCTTACTGCCGCAGTACAGGCACGCCGGGGCCGGCTTACGCCTCGACACGCTCATTGACGGCCTCCAGGAGGGTGAGGCGGGAGCACCGGGCCTTGCCGTCGGTCATGTAGGGGACGACCACGTCGGCGAGGTCGATCCACTTGAGCAGGCACTTCCAGAGTGACGCCGTTATGTAATTAGCGTCACACCACTCCTTGGTTCCGAAGTTGACGCCACAGCCGCAGGCGATGCTGCGATTCGTGTTGCAGGCCTCCTCGAGCACGCTCCCAGACTCGATCCTCCAGCGCGGGGGAGGCAAGTACATCGTGGCCGTGCCAATGCGCTTGTAGACGATCAGCCCGTCAGGGCACGCCTCGAAGTTGGCATGGAGCCAGTCGGCGGAATTGAGGAGCCCGGTGGCGCCGGAGAGGTCGGCGGAATTGAAGTGAACGTGGTCGAGGTGCGCGTTGCTGAAATCGGCCTTGCGGAGGCACGAGTTGCTGAAGTTAATGTTCTCCAGGTGAGCGCCTGCGAACACGGCCTGATGGGCGTCGATAGATCAGCGGTTGTTGAAACCGCAGGAGGCGTCGACGCTCAGATTCACCCCCCTGAAGTTTGTACGAAGCGCTCGGGCGCCGTGTAGGTCGCAGTTCCGCATGAAGGCCGTCGTCAAGTTGGCCTGGGAAAGTCTGGCGTTGCGGAGCGAACAACCCTGGAGAAATGCGCCAGTGAGGTCCGCAGAGCATAGCCTGGCCTCCGAGAGGTCTGCCTTGTCCAGTGAGAGATGCCGCAAGTTCAGGCCTGACGCCTGGAGACTTACGAGGCTTACACCCTGGGCGTGAAGCTTATGCAAAGCATCGGCCTCATTGTTGCCCTCCGCGCGTACCGGAGGCCTACCGTCTTCGAACGAGAACGTGTACTCCACGATCATCTCCTCTATGGTGTCGGTTCTGGGTGCGTTAGTAAGAAAGTCGGGCCAGGGTCACATCGAACGATATCGGTCGCACCTCTTGACCTGTGTCGAGCAGATCCATGAACTCGGCGACCGTGCTGGGGGTGTCGGCAATGTACATCCGCTGTAGCCCGTCGTAGACGCGTAGAAAGTTCATGTCCACATGGACCCTTGCCGCCAACGGAAAGGTTATCAACAGCGCCTTGGCGACAGGGCAGGTGTAACACCTATAGAACACGCCCTTGGCGGTCCCCAGCCCTACAGGGACGTAGTCCGCGTCAATAAGCTCCTGGGTGACGACCACCCTACCTTTCAGCACGTTACCTTCATGGGGTTTCAAATTCATACGCCCCACCTCTTGTTGTAGATCAGCGCACAAGCTCATCGAACAGTTGTTGCAGATCGTTCTCAGAAACCACGACGGTCACGGCGAGCGGCTTCGTGAGCTGGATGAAGCCAGCGCGGCTCGCCGCGAACTCCTCCAGATCCTTGAGGGACTTGAAGTTGTCCCGCTCGAGACGTAACCGTTTGACGACTCCTTGCTTGTAAGACGTGACACGGGCAGAGTCGAAGCTCTCCGCGCCAAAGAACTTACAGATTCGTGAGTTGTCTTCAGACACGAGGGCGTCGAGGTACGACAGACCGGGGCAGAACAACACCACGCCGACGTTAACTACCTCGTGACGGGCGAGGTTGGGGCAGAACTGGATGATCGAGTAGTAGCCGGTACGCACGGTGAGCTCCGCACCTTGTTGAAGGTGTTCTTGTTGAGTCGGCACACCCGTTACCGCCTCAGCCTTTGACGATGAGCGGGGTGTGGAAGAGCTGGGCCAGAGCGATGAGACGGCCCGACCAGTCGCGCGAGAAGACGAGAACGCCCTTGCGCTTCTCGATCAGGAGCCTGTCCACGAACTTGAGCGGGTCCTTGTCGACCAAGGACTTGAGGGCGTCGAAGGGGACTTCCTCGCCGCGGTAACGAACGTACCCCTTGTAGCGCGACGTCGCGCCCGAGAGAACGATCTGCTCGATCCTGAGCGCCGCGTCCACGATCACCCCGCACGGCTCCGGCGGGCGCTTGGCGGCGTACTTCACGGCGTACCACGACCCGTCCGGGTGCTCCGTGACGGTCACGGTCCCGAGTCGCACGGAGCGGATCAGGGGGCGCGACCGCACGCGGCCGACGACGTCGGCCAGGCGCGGGTCGCAGTACCGCAGGACGGTGTTCACGTCGGTGTCGTCGAGCTCGGCGAGCAGGCTCTCAAAGGCCTCCTCCCCGACCCTATCGGCCCACGCCCTCAAGGTCTCGCGCCACGGCCTGGCGCGCTTCATGACGGCCTTGAGCTGGTCCTGGGGCGACTTGTGCCGGAGGTAGTGTTCAACGGACTGGTTGTCGGTGTCCTGGGGACCGAGGACGCAGAGGTGGCCGTCCACGAGCATCGCCTGCCGCAGGGTCGACGCCGACATCCCCAGTGACCAGAACACGATGGTGCGGTCGGCCAGGCATTCCCAGGCGTTGACGGTCACGCCCTCAATACCGTCGTGCCAGGCCACCAGGGGCAGCGGGACGGTGGAACTGTTAAGGTGCCGGACCTGGAGCTGGAGCATGAGCAGGGGGTCGGACATGGCCACGACGGTCCGGCCGACGCGCTCGCCCTCCCTGTAGAGGAGATCGAGGCCGGCCAGCCCGAACTCGTTCGCGCCGTCAGTGTGGTGGCGGTAGACGTAGTCCCCGGGCGCGCCGTCGCGACCGATGAACAGGAAGCTCCGGACGCGGCCCGGGAGATCGAAATAGGGGACGGCCACGACCTGGCCCCAGTTCCCGCCCTTGAACAGGCGGAAACTACCCCCCCGACTCGGTGCCCCGTCTACCGTATGGGGGTTGAAACACGCCGCGGCCGTCGTGTGGTGGCAGTGGCCGAAGAGACGGGCCGGCCCCGCGGCGGCGCGCTCGGGAGAGAGAGAGTGGTCGAGCTTGAACCGCGTCAGGAGCTGCGTCGCGGACGGTCCGGGCGCCTGGAGGGCGTTGGCACCGACCTCGGCCCACAACTTGGCGCACTGGGCCCACGGGTCGTCGCCGTAGGTAAGGTACGAGACCTCACGCGGTTCCGACGCCCCCAGTCGGAGCAGAGCCGCCGCGCGGCTGATGCCCCAGGCCGCCGCGGCCAGGGAGACCATGTCGCCGTTACGGCCACAGCCCTCACAGTGGTGCCAGTGGCCCTCGCGTAGTTTATCGTAGAGGACCGTGAGCGTACCCGTCCGGCACACCGGGCAGAGGGTGGTCTGGGGATAGGCCTGGGTGCGCAGGGGGACGTCAAGGGCCTGGGCGACTGCGGGCCAGGTGGCAATCGCGGTGACCGCGTTCTCAGGAGAATCAGGCATGTCGATTCCGTCCGTGGGGGATGTCCGCTCCGACCGCAACCGGTCGGAACTGGTGCGCCTCGCGCACCTGTACGAGTTTCCTGACTTCGTCAAGCAGGCCGACTTCGACGCCGTGGGTGGCCCCGAGCGACTGGAGGCCGGTGCCTGCGCCGACCAGGTTCACGGCCTCTACAACTGCGACAGCAAGGCCGCTACCTGGTTGTCTGCAGCGTATTACCTCGACAAGCGGGCCGCGTTCAAGCCTAGCGACCGCGCGCGGATCGAAGGAAGGTTGCGGGGCTTCGCTGAGTACTGGGGCATCGTGCCGGAGTACGAGGCCGTCGAGAAGCGGGCCGCTGAGCTCGCCGAGGCAGAGGCGGCAGGCCCACCCGACTCGGAGTTCGCCGCCGTGTTCCCTTCCGGCCGGTACGGCCTGATGCGCGACGCCGCCGGGGTCAAGGAGGCCGCCGAGTGGTTGTACTCGGTGCGCACGTCGCTTCCGTTCAGCCAGCGCCACGAGATCGCCGACCGCATTCTCGAGAAGGCCGCGGCGTACGGCGCCGCCCTCGGCGCGGGGTACGACGAGTTCCTCGAGCGCCAGGCGGGCCGGGGGGTGTGCGACCCTGACAGGGTCACGGCGATGTTGCGGGACCGGGGCCGGCTCGTGAAGAGCGCGGCCATGACCACCAAACTCTTCGAGCTCGCCAACGCCATCGACAACCAGAAGCGCCGCTTCTGTCACCCCGACAACCTCGTAAAGCTCGCGGAGCTCGTCGACGGTATCGACCGCGACCAGGGCCTCGTGGGCCGCTACTCGCAGGCCATCCCGGCGCCGGAGGACGTGCTCTTCGAGGCGACTTTCACCAAGGCCGCCGGCGAGCTGGCAACGAAGTGCGAGCTCACCAGCGGGTCGTGTTACGACAAGACGACGCTCGCCAAGGTCGCCCTCGACGACGTCCGCAGCCTGTTCGGCGACGAGTTCGCCGACAGTGTGCGTCGGGGTCTGGAAGTCGACCCCGAGAAGATGGCACAGCTGGTGCACACGCTCCCCCGACCTGACGCCGAGCTCTTCGACGCCATGATGGGAGACCTGGGCCTGCACCCGACCCTGCGTAAGACGTCCTCGGACGTGCGCATCGGCCTCACCGACGCCGAGCTCAACGCCCTGGCGGCCTCCTACGGGGGCCTGGCCTAGCCCCGTGGGCTCCTTCCCACGGGACCGGCCACAAAAACGGTTTTGTCAGACGGCGACCTTCTTGGCGGGGGAGGCAAGGCACGAGGACGCGTCCTTGAGCTCCACCTTGGCCTTGATGTTGTCGAGGACGGCGAGGACGGCGGGCCGGAGCTTGTAGAAACGGCTGTCCCCCTCGCGAACGGTCTCCACGAACTCCTCGGGGCCGAGGCCCGCCTCGAGCGACAACCGTCGCAGACTCGCGACGCTGCGCCCGACGCCCAGCGCGCTCTGCCTCGTCCTGAGGCCGATGGCCGCGCCGTCGATGAAGCCGGTGTCCGATTTCATCTCGCCCAGCAGGCACAGGATCTTGTACCGGGTCTCGTCGACCCACAGGGCCTTCACGAGGATCGCCTCCGCCTTGTCGCTGATGTCCTTGTGGTAGCCCTCGGCGAACACGCTAAAGGGCATGAGGCCCTCGGTCTCGTTGTGCCGTTGGGCCGCGAGGACGAGCTTGAGGTCCGGGTGGAACTGGTACCAGGTGCCCGACTTGGCGGGCGACGACCGGACGATGTCGCTGCGGTGCAGGTTGAGCCGCAGCGCTTCGTGCTGGAGGATCGTGTTGATCTTCCTGAGGTCCGTCTCGTTGAGCAGGCCGCTCGTCTCCAGCTTGTGCCGGCTCACGCCGCAGGCACCGTCGAGGTGTGACAGAAAGACGGCCAGGGGGGCGTCCTTCTCGGCCCTCTTCCTGAGGTTCGACAGCACCTGAGCGGCGCGGTCCGCCTTGCCCCCTGCGGGCTTGGAGGGCTCCGTGCCCTCTCGGGTCACACCCGGGTCCTGGGGCAGGACCTCGCCCTCGGTCACCCCTTCGGGCGTCGCGGTGAAGCCGTCGGGTCGAACTTGAATCTTCCACCCAGGAGGGGAGGGCAGCGACTCGAGTTGGTGACACTGAGCGGGCACGTCGCGGCAGGGGGACACGGTCGTGAGGCGGTCAAAAAGTTCCTTGACCGTCTTCTCAGACTGTGCTTGCGTCTTCTTCTCGACGGGCTTGCGAGAACGGTGGCCGCTCAGGTGGGCGTACACGAGCTCGAGGTCGGTGATCGCGGCGTCAAGCTCGGCGAGGAAGGGCTCCTTGAACCCCGCGGCCGCGTTGAGCTCGTCGGCGAGGTACAGGAACAGCCGGTCCTCGGCGTTGAAGGCGCGGAAGTAGAGGTCCTCGCACGTCTCCTCGTCCTTGGCCTCCAGGGGAGGGAGGGGGTAGGCGTTGACGAGCTCCGTTGGCGTGATCTTAGACACTCGCAAGGGTCGGTTGGCGCGCGGCACGTTGGGGTTCCTTTCTGGGCATGGGCCCTGGGGTGAAGCAGAGGCGGCACGTGGAGCACGTGATGTGCTTCTGGCGTACGATCCCCTGCTCGACAGGGCAGACGAAGTGACCTCTCTTGTTGAACTTTTGCGTGGTGCCCCGCTTCGCCCTGAAGACGAGGTCGACGCGGTACAAGGGGGCGTCGTCGTCGTTGAGCGACATGTAGGCGCGGCGGACGTTGCGGGCCAAGGGAGGTGCGCCGGTCTCCTGGTCGCAGGAGAACCACATGCACACGTTCTTGAGGCCGGCGAGCTTGCGGAGCTCGCGGAGGATGTTCGGGACCCGCCAGCTGCGACTGAACAGGAAGAACTGAGTGCCTGGCGTGGCCTCGATGATCTTGTGCCACTTGCGGACGTAGGCCGGCGAGTAGAAATCGCCGGCGACGTGCACGCGTAGCACCTTGGGTTTGAGCTTCTCCAGCTCGGCGAGCGCGTCCTTGACGAAACTACGCTTCAGGGAGTGTTCCCATCGGCTCTGGTGGGACGCGATCGTGCTGGCCCATACAAAATGCCCGTGGAGGGCGTAGCATTCCGAAAGGCAGGGGGCCGACTTACCGGGACAGGTATGACCCGCGAGGATCGACCAGGTCCAGACGTCCTCCCCTAACTTCGAATTGCCCCGGATGAACACGCTACGCGCGTGGCCCCGGGGCGGACACGGCGGCGTTAGACGCCTCCGTGCCCGGACTGCGGCTGCTCATTCTCTGTGACTTTGTCCTCAGTTAGCGTTCGCGGCGCTCAGAAGGGCTCCCTTCCACGGGAGCAATGCCTCACGGAGCACACCTTCGTCGTAATACTGCTGGAGAGCCCTGCCGTACTCGTCAGCGTTCGTGAGCACGCCCTCGGCGACGAGCCTGCAGAACTTGTAGGCGCGTTCGACGGTCTCGTCCGGCTCGGCGTGTGTTTCCTTGTACGCGTTGACCAGCAGGAAGCCGTACACCCTGTTCAGCGGGTGGAGCTCGATGCGCTCGCGCCCGAGCCGGTACTCCTCCTCGTCGCCCCTCAAGACCTCCACGACGCCGCTGAAAAGGAACTGGTTGAGCCAGGACCCGTTCTCGTCGCGGATCTTGACTACGCACTCGTACAGGGGGCGGCGACCCCCACAGCCCCCGTTGGGGTAGATCTCGTAGTACAAACTGCCCTCACCTCATGCTCGGTCTCGACCCAGGCCACGGCCCCGCACGACAGCGGGGCCTCTGGGTGGTACACGACACTGGCTACGACCTCGCCGCGGACCAGGATGTCGAACTGACCGGCCTTCTCGTTCCCCTTGTAGGTCTTCGCACGCAGCGGTGGCTGGCACTCGCCGGTCTTCCGGTTGCGGGCGATGACAAACCTGTTGACGTGAATCCTGGTCTTCACTTGGCCCTGTGCCAGATATTCCCCTCGGCGTCTGACTTCATGCCGAGGAACGCGGGGAGGTGGGACCGGATCGACACGATCCAACGTTTGGTATCGTGTTCGTACGCCGGTTCCTTGGAGAGGAGATCGGTGACCGGATTCGTCAGGAGATAGCCGTCGACGAAGGCTCGGGCCATGTAGGCCGCGGCGAACTCGAACTTGTGGACGGGGATGGGGCCGAGGTCGACGGCGTCCTCGGTGTCCTCGTACAGGTCGTACAGGCCGACTTTCAGTTTGAGGAAGGGGCCGCCCCCGTCGGCCCCCTTCTCGAAGCCGTAGACCTCAATACCGTACTCACTGTCCTCGGGGGGTTGACCCTCGGCCCAATCGGGCAGGAGGGCGGCTTTGTCGGACAGTCCCTCGATGGCCGCACGCAGCGCGCCGATCGAGGTTGGGTTAACTGGCAAGGACCTCCTCCGGTTGGTTGAACGCTTCCTCGAAGATGTTCAGGAGCATTTTGGTCTCGAGAGACTCCTCCCAGCCTACCTTCCGTCTGGTCTTCGCGTAGCGGATCTCGTCGAGCCACGTCGAGGCGTAATCGCGCTCCTCGAGGGGCCAGTCGGCCGGCGGTTCCAGGTGGGTCTCGGTCTGTAGATTTGACATCAGACAGAGCTTGAAAGCTCGCATAGTGGCCCAGGGCTGGCCCGTGGCCTGTATCCGGCGGATGTCAGTCATGGCCCAGGCTCGCAGCAGCCCGTAGCGCACGGCCTGCGCACCCCAACTGAGGCACTCGGCCGCCGTCGGCGTCGGGTCGAACTCGTTCCCGCTCTGTAGCGGGGGCAGTCCCGTCTCGATGGCGTGGGCGATGAACACCTGTTTCGTGATGTTATCAGGGGGGATCGCGGCCAGGATCGCGCTGACGTCCTCGTCCAGGTCGTCGTAACTGTCGATCAGCCTCTGCTCGGCGCGCGTCAACCCCGTGGGGGGCTGGACCTTCTCGTCGATGAAGGACTCGAAAGCCTTCCTCACGAGGTAGTTTACCACGCGGTCGGAGGCGGCCTCGGAGTACAGGGAGCGCAGGGCGTGGGCCGCGAGCTCCACTTCGTGTCTCTTCCGCGCGGCGTACTCGGCGTCGCCCTTGAAGGTCGACTTCTCGTACTCCGTCGGCACGGCGGCGCGAGGTTCGTCGCGGTCGTCGTCGAGGTACATAGGCGCCTCGTAACCGTCGCCCTCAGGGGGCCTGGGGATGAACGTGTCGACGATCTTGAGCGCGATGTCAGAGAGGCGCGCCGCGACGTGGGCGTTGAGGGTCTCCGTACCCCTGAGGAGGGAGGCCCTGTCGCGGAAGTACGTCCTCTCCTCGAGGCTCCACCACGCCGGGGTCAGGCTCGGCACCCCGGTCACCAGCGAGAGGGCGATGAAGCGCGCCAGTCGCGGAGATACGCCGTCCTCGTCGAGACAGGACAGCGTCGCGATCCGTGCCTTGGCGGCGCAGGACGCGCGTCGCTCGGCGTAAGCTGTCGCCTGGTCCCCGAGCACTTCTCGCTCGTCGTCCGTGGGGGCGGAGGCGTAGAGGGGGCCGGCGTCGGCGGGGAGGAACTTGTCGATAACGGCCTGGAACACCGCCTCCTTGTCTGCCCAGCCCACGGCCTCCATCGCCGCCTGCAGGTTCCTGAAGTTGGCGCCCCTCATGGTCTTGTCGCACGCCTCGATCGCGCGGGTCTCGAACTCCGTGAGCCCGGCCTCGTCGGTCTTCTGGTTCATCAGGAGACGCAGGGCGCACTCCCTCGTGATCTTCAGGTTCGCCAGCCTGTGGTCAGTCATGTAGAGCAGGGCGTGCAGCGACCGGATCATCGCCGCCGGCGCGGGCTTCTTGTCGAGAGACCCTTCAGAAGTCGAGCGCGAGGTGAAGACTTCCACTGTGAATCTCCTGGGTTGCTCTTGGGGGGACCTTTACTTCTTCCAACAACATTCGTCGCCCACCCAGCGTCCGCGGCGGGTATGGGCGGTACGAGACGGGACATCGCGCTGGCAGCGCTCGCACACCACGGTGTCAGCGCCGAGCGCCAGCACGGCGGTGGCGAGCTCGCCAATCTGTTCGTCGTCGGCGTCCGCGAGCCAGCGGCCCACGGCGGCGGCCCGTGGCTCGGCGGGATCGTCGACAAGCTCATACTCTTCCTCGACGAAGGAGAACAAGGCCGCGGCGTGGTCGTCGGTCGAGTTGGTGATCAGGTGGGCGGCGGCCAGGCCGATGTCGAGGATGATCCACAACAGGACCTGTTGGTTTGGGTCCGACAGGTCGTCCGGTCGTGTCAACGAAAGGTCCTTGTGCGGGAGGTGTGACCGCGCCCCATCCCCTCGGGGGACACGCCGACGAGGGCGTCCTCGTTCTCGGGGAAACCGCCGTCGCCCTGGTTGACGCAGTCCCCGAGGGTCAGCGTGGGGTCGAGGCCGGCCTTCCAGCGCTTCAGCCGCCAGTCATAGAGGACGGCGGTGACGGCGGTCGCGAGGTTGAGGCAGTGGGCAGTCGGTAGGAAGACGAACCTGTGGCACTGTCCCAGGACGGTGCGCGACAGCGAACCGTCCTCGGGGCCAAAGACGAATACGGGATTGTCGGGGTGCTCGAACGCGAAGAGGTTCTCGGCGTTCGGGCGGACCTCCACGCCGACGGGCGTCGCGCCCTCGGGGAGGCGGTCAAAGGGTCGGTCGTCGCGGACCATCTCGACGTCACGGAAGCCCCTCATGCGCTCCTCGCGGGGCAGCCGTTCCCCGTTCTTGACATCGAGGGTCACGCGGCTCCCGGTCCACCAGAGAGACGGGACGCCGAAGCAGGAACAGGCCCTGAGCGCGCCCCCAACGTTGTGGGCGAACTTGGGGTTGGTCAGGATGACCCCGCCGAGTTTATGGAGGGTGTGGTGGCTCATATTGTTAATCCCTCGGCCGCGGCCGCCGCCTGAAGGAGGGGCGGTAGGTCGACGTGACGATTGAGATTTTCCGCGGCCGCTGCCGCGAGCCGCCGAATCTCTATCTCGTCATCATCCCGACCTTCCCTAGCGGCTCGACTAAGAAACTGCGCGGCCTCGAAGCTGTAGATCTTGGAGTACTCGTACCAATCGACGTAGGTGAAAGCGTTGGCGGCGTCATATTCACCGCGACCCTCACCCGCCAGCCACATCTTTGCCCACGCTTCCCAGCTTGAGTGGAATTGTTGGTGCACGAACGATAGCGTTGCCGCGATCGCCGTGCGTACGCAAACGACGAGGGGGATCTCGTAGATCGCGAGTTCTCGTGTCAGGGTCAACTCCGTCGTACCAAGCTTCAACGTCTCTTTACGGACGACTTCCCCCGTCTCCGCCTCGAACATGCGCGCGGGTTTGAACGCGCAGTGGTAGTGGCACATGAACGCGGCCGTCAGGGTGTCGGGGTAGGCGTGCAGCCAGCCTTGGCTACAGAGATCGCCGCGGCCGTCCGTCGTCTGCGTGACGTTGAGCGCCCACTGGTAGTTGCCGCGTGTCCTCATGTTCGCGTCAGTTACTTTGTAGACGAGCACACTAGCTCTCCTTCCGCTTCTGCGGCCTCCTGGATGAGGGCGGGCAGGTCGAAAACGGTTTCGAGATGGTGAAGAGCCTGCCCCGCCCACGCGCGCGAAGAGGAAGGGTCGAATAGCGCGTGTTGGACGGCACGACTGGCACAGCCTACGGCCCCCAGGCTCGTGTATCGACTTGAGATCCCTTCTGCCCTGTTGGTGCTCCGGTCAACGCCCGACAACCACCGCGCTGCCCAGCGGTGCCACGGTGTGGGGTACCTCGGTGTTCCGTATCGCAGCACCGCCGTGATCGTGGTACGCAGCACGACAACCATAGGGATCACGGGGAGCGGCAGCTTGCGCTTCAACGTCAGCTCAGTCGTGCCGAGCTTGAACGGCGCGTGTAGGACGGTCTCGCCGGCCTCAGCCTCGAAGAGCCGTCTCGGGGGGTATACGCAGTGGAATTCGCACATGAACGCGGCCGTCAGGGTGTCGGGGTAGGCGTGCAGCCAGCCTTTGCCGCACAACCTCCCGGCGCCGTCCGTCGTCTTCGTGACGTTGAGTTCCCACTGGTAGCCGCGAAAGGTCTGCATGACATCGTCGGTAACCTTGTAGACGATCATTGGTGCCCCTTCTCGGCCTCGATGGCCTCCCGAATCATCTTGGGTAGAGGTATCTCACACTTCCTTGCACCTTGGGCCTTCTCCACCGCCAGGGCCGCTGAGTAGGCCGCCCAGGTCTCGTGACCGGGAAAGCAGTTAAAACAGGCGCTCGACGCGTGCGACGCCGCCCAGAAATCCGTGTTGAGCGTGTAATCCAGTAACTCCCAGTTGTCGAACGCTGACCCGGTGTAACGGTCCTCCCTGGACAACCACTTGTTGGCCCAGCTCCGCCAGGCAGGCCGGACATCGTCCGGTAAAACCAGCTGCGCGGCCTTGATCGCTACTCTGGCGCGGACGAACTCCGAGAGCACGGGGAGCGCCAGTTCTATTCGTAGCGTTAGCGTCGTCGTGCCGAGCTTTAGATTCCCGTCGTACTCGAGCTCCCCGCTCGCTTCCGCCTCGAATAGCCGTGGGAAACGGAATTCGGCGTGGACCGGGTTCATGAACACGGCCACGAGGGGGTCGGCGTAAGCATGGAGCCAGCCGGGGCCGCAAAGCTTCCCTTTACCTGAGGTATGTTTCGTAACACCCAGCCCCCACTGGAAGCCGTTGCGAGTCTGCATCCGTTGGTCGGTCAACTTGTAGACGATCATCTCTGTGGTCTCGCGGGCAGTGGATGGAATAGGGAGCTCAGAACGGCTCGGGCCCCACGTACCAGGGCTCGTCCTCGTCCTCAAAACCGTTTTCGTGGATAGGGATGGTCAGGCACCCCCAATCGACGGTCTTCCCGCGAGCCTTGCGGACCGTTATGCGCAGGAGTTTCCGCAGGCTGTCCTGGTTGAACAGGAAGATGGCGTCCTCCTTACCCGCGGCGCTTCGCAAGGCCTCGATGAGCTCGTCGGCGATCGCCTCGGGGGTCGGTTTGTGTTTCAGGAAGCCGAACACGGATCTCCTCCCGGTAAGTGGTTGCGGATCGTTGCCTCGGCCTCGATGGTCTCCTGGATCATGGCGGGCAGGTCGCGACCCTCCGTTAGAGTTCGAGACCGGGGCGGCGGTATAACCCGCCGTTCACGAGCGCCGCCAGCCCACGCCGTCGTCCGTCGACCTGCGGGGTGGATACAAACTGGATACGTGTGTTGACCCACGCGGCCCAACACGGTACAACACGACCCAACACGGCAATCGCCGCTAGTCGAAACCGCGCCGCTCTTTCCGCCACGCGAACCGACGCAGGGCAATACGGCCCAACACCCCCTCGTCTAGCTTGAGGGGCTAGTGGGCTAACCATGCCCGTGCAGGTTCAAGTCCTGTCTCCGGCACTTACAGGGAAAGCGGTTACGTCGAAAGCCGTGACCGCTTTTTTTGTTCGAAGGGGCGGCGACTGGATACAAAACGGATATTTGTTGGGTGGTGTTGGGTCGCGTTGGAGGTCGTCATGGCGTCAGTCGCTAGACGGGGGAACACCTACCGGATCGTCTTCTATTTCGCCGGCCGCAAGTACCAGCGCACCCTCGGTAAGTGCACGCAACGGGAGGCGGAGGCCCTCCGCTCGCGCGTCGAGGCCAACCTCCACGACCTGGAGACCGGTCGGCTCGTGGCCCCGGAGGGGGTCGACCTGCCGTTGTTCCTGCTCTCGGGAGGGGCTGCCGGCCTGGCCACAGTCGCCCCTCTCACTCTCTCGCAGTTGTTCCAGCAGTACCGTGACTCGCTGAAGGCGTCGCTGGAGGCCAACTCCCTCGACACCATCGCGACGCACGAGAGGCACCTGACGGCAACGCTGGGGGCGTCCTTCGCGGTCGCGTCGCTCTCGCGGGCCGATCTCCAGCGTCACGTCACGCGACGCTCCGCCCAGACGGGACGCTACGGGCGGAAGGTGTCGCCGGTCACGACCAAGAAGGAGATCACCACCTTCGGGGCCGCGTGGACCTGGGCTGTGGGGGACGGGGGGCTCAGCGGTGAGTTCCCGTCGCGTGGCTTGGTTTATCCGAAAGGCACCGAGAAGACGCCCTTCGCGACCTACGACGCGCTCGTCAAGAAGACGGCGGGCCTCTCTTCGAAGAAGGCGGCCGAGCTCTGGGCCTGTCTGTTCCTGACCCTGCCGGAGGTCGCGGAGCTCCTGGGGCACGTCGCGACCTACGACAGGAAGGGCTGGGTCTACCCCATGTTCTGCCTGGCGGCGCACACGGGGATGCGCCGGAGCGAGATGCTCCGCGCACACAAGACGGATTACGAGCACGCGACGGGGACGTTTCTCATCCGGGAGCTGAAGAAGAACAAGGCGAAGAGGACCACGCGGGTGGTCCCCGTGTCTCCGTTCCTGGCCGGGGTGCTGGACGACTGGCTAGGCCGGCACCCGGGCGGCCCGTACCTGTTCTGTGACAAGACGCTCGACCCTGTCACGGTGGACGGGAGCAACCACCACTTCGGCCGGGCCGTCGCGGGGTCGCGGTGGAGGGTGATGGCGGGGTGGCACGTCCTGCGCCACTCGTTCGCGTCAAACTGCGCCGCGGCCGGGGTCGACCAGCGACTGATCAACGAGTGGATGGGCCATCAGACGGAAGAGATGGTCCGCCGGTACCGCCACCTGATCCCCGGCCAGGCCCGGGGCGAGCTCCACAGGGTCTTCGGTACCGGCTAATCCCCGGCGGACTCCTCAGCGTCGTCGAGCCAGGAGACGGTCTCCCCATGGGTACGAGGTATACAGTGGTCTCTGTACGCGTCGCGGCTCGTATACACCCGGAGGCCGAAGACGTAGACGTTCTTGTAGATCGTGGAGCTGCCGGTCTCGGGAAATTGACACCGGTCCTTGGTAACGACTAGAGGCGTCAAGGCAAACCTCGGGCGGAACAGGTATCGCAGTTGTCTCATTCGATCCTCAGAGTACCAGGGGTTTCGTGTCGACGACGCCGTCTGGGGGCTCGAAGGGCCCCACTCGAGTGACCTGGGAATGCGCTCGCCAGTAGGGATCGGCGGTCATCGCCACGTACTTATAACGAGCGAGCGCAGCGGCTTCCGCCTCTTCCAAGGTTAAGGCGGCGACCGTGTACGTCCTGACATTACAGACAACGAAGACGTCGCGCGGGTCGGCGGCGACCTCGTCGGCGTAGTACGGCAGGTCCTTACCGCCCCGTAACGGCCTGGGGTCGTCGGGTAGGTAGAGCCTTCGAAGGGTACTGTAGGCCGTGATGTAGTTAGGGGCCCTGAACTTGAAATGCTCTAGCCCGAGCCTGTACCGCCTGATGGCGCCCTTGAACATGGCGTCCGGTTTGTGCGCGACGATGCCGACCTCGTACTCGTAGCACCTGCGAGTGTCGGCCCCGATGCCGCGCATTTGATCTTCGGTCAGTAGGCGCATCTCGGGTGGGTAGAAATAACCCACGAGAATCTCCTGGTCTGAGGCTAGTTGTCGGCTGACATGCCCAACCCTAGAGCGGACCTCTGTAGTTGGTTACGGCCACTGGAGGAGCACTGCCTTGTCGCCGATGACGCCGTCCGGTGGGCGATAGTTGCCCACGACGACGGTCTGGGCAGGCGACTCGAGGGGCGCGAGGTCGTAGGCCTTTATGTGACGCTGGGCAGCCTGCACCGCGTCCTCCACGTTGAGCGCGGCCACGATGAGCCTGTGCCACACCCCGACGACGAAGATGTCGCGGCGGTCAACCTCTACCTTTTTGCAGTAAAACTTGGGGATGTTCAGGTAGTGGCCTTTAGCGAGCTCCCTACCGTCCTCCGGACGGAACAGTGCGCGGAGCTTGCTGTACGCCGTGAAGCCGTTCTCGGCCCTGAACTTGAAAACGGGGCGGCTATTGAACGGGTAACTGATGCGCCCCTTGTACTTGGCCCTCGGGCCGTAGGGGGCGATACCGACCTCGTAGTCGAAGGCCAGGCGTTTGCCAGCCGGGGTGGTGACCTCAGTACTTGCTGACATGTGTACCTTTCTGACTCTGGGTACGAAGCCCTCGGGAGGGTGTGATGGGATACTTTCCGGCGATCACGAGGGACCGGGTCTCCGGGTACGAAGCCCCCGGGAAGGCTTGAGGTTTAGGGCCCGCAGGTCGTTCAAGAGATCAGTCTCCGGGTACGAAGCCCCCGGGAGGGCATGAAACGACGATCAGGAGATCAAAAACGGTTTCGTGTCGACGACCCCGTCAGGGGGCTCGTAGGGCCCGATCCTGTCGATCCTGGAACTCCAACCCCGCCCCACACACTTAAAGGCCTCCTCCTCGTTGAGAGCGGCGACCACGCGACTTCCCCGGCTGTCGAAGACGAGGAAGACGTCGCGCGGGTCGGCACTGACGCGGTCGTAGGCCAACTCAAGGCGCTTGTAGCCGTGGAGCGGCCTGGGGTCCTCCGGCTTGAACAGATGGCGCAGTTTGTTGTAGGCCGAGTCGACGTTGGGGGCCAGAAAGCAAAACTGCGCGTCCCTGGGAAGTGACCAGTCGATGCTCCCTTTGTGCCCGGCCGTCGGACCGTAAGGCTTGATCACGGCCGCGAAGCGATACATCACGCGCGCCGCGTACTTGGGGCTTTCGAGACTCATCGATGTCTCCATTCATTTCTCGAAGGCGGCCTCGAGGAGGCGGCTCTTCTTCTCCTGGACCGCCTTCCACGCTCGCTCGGCCTTGGCGTTGCCCTTGTACACCAGGAGCAGGTCGAGGATCTCGTTCAGCTTCTTCTTGGCGGCGTTGGCCGCGACGAGGTCGGACCCGTTCGTCTTCGCGGCGATCTCCTCGGCCTCGAGCAGGAGCTTGTTGATCTTCACAGGGGCGGGGGACGCCACCCGGACGATCGTCGACTCCGCGATCGAGGGCTGCTCGACGGGGTCGTCCCAGAGGACGTGGGCCAGGACGCCGAAGTGGTCGGTCTCGACCTGTTTGGCGCCTTCGAGGTACGCGGCCGCCTGGGCGACACCGACGGCCTTGTACTGCCGACGGTCGCCCACCGGCACGCCCTCTTCCTGGAGGGTCGTCAGGACGTTCTCCATGGCCGTTATGGCACCGTCCGACCACGGCAAGGCGGCCGCCGCGGCGGAGGCCTCGTCGAGCTCCTCAGGGGTGAGCCTGACCGACAGTTTAGGGGTGTGGTCGCGCCCCCAGAGGAGGCGACGCCGGCCCTCGATGGTCGCTACCGGCCGTACCACCTTGCGGATCAGGAACCGGTCCATGAGGGCGCCGAGCTCCTTCCCCGTCTCGGGGGGAGGCCACTCGTTGGAGGCCGCCACGAACAGGCGCAGCGGGACCTTGACGATCTCGCCCTCGTTCTCGAACTCGCGCTCGTTGAGGATCGTGAGCAGGGTGTTCAGGATCGCCGAGCTGGCCTTCCAGATCTCGTCCAGGAACGCGACCTCGGCCTCGGGCAGTTTGCCGGTAGTGACCCGGCGGTAACGGTCTTCCTTGACGAGATGGGAAATGGCAATGGGGCCGAAGATCTCGTCGGGCGTCGTGAACTTCGTGAGCAGCCGTACGAAGGGCCTGGCGTCCATGAGCTGGGCCAGCGTCTTGCACAGCAGGGACTTGCCCGTCCCCGGGGGGCCCACCAGGAGCAGGCTCTCCTGTGCGACCAGGGCCGTGAGGAGCAGGTCGATCTCGTCGTCGCGTTCGATCAGGGCCTCGGACATCTCGCGCCGGGCCGTCTGTAGCTTCTCTCGTGTGTTCAAGGTGTCTCTCGTGCTCACAAAACCGGTTTCGGGAAATTCTTGTAGCGGCTAACGAGCTGCGGTTCAGTCAGGAGCCAGGTCTCCCCGACCTCGGGGGCCCTGAGGTCCGTATGGGACAGGCGCAAGAAACCTCGGCCGGCAAACCTAAGCTCTACGAGCCAGACGCCTAATGGTGCTGGTGCGTACAGGGTCTCGACGCCTGTCACCAGGGCTTGGACGTAATTACCACTCACCGTAGGACTCCTTCTTCGGGTACGAAGCCCCCGGGAGGGCATGAAACGACAAACCCTCCCCGGCCACGCGGCCGGGGAGGGGTCGTGTCTCCTACTTCTTCTCGCTCGCCTTCAGGGCCTTGTGGGCCTCGCGGGCGGGAAACCTCTTATTCTTGAAATCGACCGCGACCCTCCCGGACCAGGAACAGTACTGACGCGTCTCGGTGTCGCAGCCGTGAGTCGGGAACCGGTTGTCTATGGTGAGCTTCATACGCGCTCGGCAACCGGGGCAGACCATATTCATAGGCTCAGTTTTTCGTGTCCTGTAGCGTGTCAGCCCCTGTGGGGCCCTGATTTTCCTTGACGACGCCGATCGCGAGGAGCTTCTCGACCTCAGCGGCTGGAATGGCCCACTCGTGGGCCTTACCTCTCGTGAACCCCGTGCGCAGGGCCCGGACCTTACCGGTACGGCACCACTCCCTGATCGTCCAGGTCGAGCGCCTCAGGAGGCGGGCGGCCTCCGCGGGCGTGTACAGGTCCCCGGTAGGGGGCGGGCCCCCGCCCCCCTGGAGGAGGGCGAGGATACGTGCGCAGGACGTCTCGATGGCCGCCAACCGCTGGTCGAGTTCTTCCACCTATGCTGCTCCGTGGGCCAGTACCAGCGCGGCCTTCTTCTTGCGAGGCTTGGCCGCCTTGACCTTGTTACCCTGCTGGGCGTCGACCAGGTCGATGTAAACGTCGAACTCGTGCGGCTTGATGTCAACCCACCGGTTCGACTTCGTCAGGAGGGGGTAGAGTTGACGAGCGACCTTGTCGGCCTGGAGCAGGTCCTGCGCCGGCTTGGGGATCGTGTTGGGGAGCTCGTAGCGCTTCGCCAGGAGCTCGAACGCCGTGAGTGCCTTGTTCTTGTTCGCCGCCTCCGCCTGCTTGAAGAGCTCAGCGGCCGCGACGAACGCCGACCCCTGACGCCGGGACGCGAGCGTCGCCTTGTGGTGGTAGTCAGGGTTGTCGGCCTCGAGGTACGCCATCCTGAGCGACAGGTCGCGCAGCATCTTCTTGGAGTGATCCTGCACGAGCTTGCGGGCGTAGGCGTCGAAGGAGACCCAGGGCCCCTTCTTCACGAGCCCCTCGCGGTCGGCGGTGCGCACGGTGTACAGCAGGAGGCTCGTCCCCGACAAGGCCTCGATCGCGTGGTAGACGTCCCTAAGCTCCTCGATCGAGCGTAGCTTCCTCGTGTCCTTGTTCTGCTCGTCGTAGACCTTGAACCGGCAGCACTCGATGAAGACGCCGCCGGCGCTGGGGTCGACGTCCTTGTGGTTGACCCAGGAGTTGTACTCACTGACCGACCGCAGCTTGACGCGCTCCCGCTTCTGGCGCGGCGCGGCGACGACCTCCTGTGCCTCGGGGCACGCAGAGCACTTCACGACGAGGTGGGCGAAGCCACAGGCGTCGAGGAACGCCTTGGTAGCGAGCTCCTCAGGAATGAGCAGGCCGCCGCAGCCGCTGCCGTGATTTTCTTCGATGTAGCGCCGGGACCGCGCGAACTTGCCGGGCTTGCCGTTCAGGTCGTCCACGAACACGGCCTTGAACCAGGTCGAGGCGGTGAACGGGTCGCACGTGCTGTCGCGCCACTTGTAGCCGACGTCGGACCGGGTAGAGGGGAGCTTGCCGTCGAGCGCCCCCACCATGTAGACCCCTTCCAGGACCGCCTGTCCGGCGGCGTTCTTGAGGTGGTAGGGCTTGGAGCCGTCGTTGAACTGCAGCTTGGGCTCGACCGGTCGGCCCTGCCAGGTCACGGGCTTACCCTTGGAGAGCCAGGCGCTGTAGTCGTCGAGCTTCGCCATCTCGACCCGGGCGTCCCACAGCGTGGGCGTGCCGCCGATCTTGTTGTAGACGTGCTCGACGACCTCGTCGCGTGCCTTCTCGATCAGGCGGCGCACGTTCGTGATCGTGTTGGGTGTGTAGCTGAGGCCCTCGCGGCTGGCGTTGACCTCGACGTCCCCGATCGCGGCAAAGAGTGTGATGTGCCAGCCGAGGTAGCTGTACCTGTCGGCGCTGGGGTCGAATACCGCGGGCATCACGAACTTCTGGTCCTTGACGCCGACGATCTTGGGGTGCGCCTTGTTGTCGTCCGAGACGGCCTTGATGTCGACGGGGTAGGCGACGCCCCCCATCACGAGCTTGACCCACGAGCCCGAGTGTCTCTTCTTGACGACGCCGCACGACGGCGTTTGCACGTCGTACTCCGGCCGCGTCAGGGCGAAGTCCCACTTGCCGGCGATCCTGGGGTGGACCTCGAAGTGGGGCAGGATCTCCTTCGCGGCGTTCTCGAACGAGTAGAAGTCCCCGCGCTGGACGGGGATCTGGACCTCGACGCCGCTAGGGGTATCGGGGTCATCGGCCTCCTCGACCAGGGACAGCTCGGGGATGCCGTCGACGCTCTTGGAGACGAAGTAGGTCCGACGCTTACCCTCGTGACGCGAGACGACCTGGAAGGAGTCGACGTACGACAGGGGGCTCTTGGCGCCCAGGCCGAACGCCCCGATGTAGTCGTTGGAGTCCGTCTTGTCCGACACGAAGTAGCGGATGTAGACGTCCAGCATCCGCTCGGGCGAGAGGCCGGCGCCGAAGTCGCGGAAGGAGAGGTAGGGTTCGCTGTTGTTGGGGAGGTGGATCTCGAACGGGAGCGTGGGCTTCCCCGCGGCGTTGTGGGCATCGACCGCGTTACACGAGAGTTCCCGCATGATGGCATGGAACTTGTTCGTGTAGAGACCGGACGACAGGATCTCGAAGGCCTTTCGCGAGGCGGCGATCGAGAACTGGGTGGTCTGCTGGACTCCCGAGGATTCGGTTTGCAGGAGGGTATCGCAAATCTTCAAGGGTCTAAAAGCCTCTCGTGAGAAGGGGGCCGGCGCGGCGACGGGGCGCCGCGCCGGCGGTGAGCCTGAACGATGTCAGACGTTGGTCAGTACGGCCCCGGGGGGGAGCCACGACGCGGGGTCGATAGCGACGCTCTTGTGGGAGTAGCCGCCACCGGGGTGCTTGACCCAGTCAGCGCGGGTCGACCCGGAGACCTTGTCGAGGACCTCGCGGGGGACTTCAGGGAGGATGGGGCCGGCCACGGCCTCGTCGAGGCCGTAGACCTTGCCGAGCACCTCGATGTAGGTCTTGTACTCCTCGGCCTCGTCCTCGGTGTAGTTGTGATCCTCGGCGACCTCCTCGTAGTGGTTACGCCAGTAGTCCAGCGAGTAGGCCCGGCAGCCGATCTTGATCCTGTCGGCGACGACGCCGGCCATGTTGCGCGAGCCGTAGATCACGCAGACGTCGTACTGGCCGGCCGTTTCCGCTTCCGCGTCCGAAATGGACGCGTCCCCGGAGGTCACGACGACCCCGTGCGCGAGGCTGAAATAGTCGCCGCTGTTGTCGTCATCGTCGATGTAATCCGCGATGGCGCCCCACGCATCCCTGTGCGCCCACCCATCGACCTCCTGCCTCCAGTCGGCGTTGGTCGAGCCGGGAACGAGGGCCTTGACGGCCGCGGGGACCTCCACGGGCGGGGGCGGCGGGGCCACGGG